GCCCTTGTTGGAGAACGGCATAGACTCCAGATCATCCCGCGCCCGCTCCAGGGCAGCCACCAGTTCGGCTATCAGTTCTTCGTTCATGACATCGGCCTTTCGCAGTGGAAGCAGTTGTTCGGGCCGCTCTCCATGCTGGTATCGACGTGGTGGAGCCCATCGAACGACGCCGGACATTCGATCTTTCCGGGCGGATTGGCGATCAGGTCGCGCCGCTCCGGCGTGAGCGTGATGTGCAGGCCGCACTCGGCCAGTTCGCGCATGATCGCCTTCGCGCCGTCACGGGCCTGCCAATCCATATCGAAGCTGTCGCCGATCGCGTCGGTCAGCAGGTCTTCGATTTCCTCGGGCGTCCATTCTGCCGAAGCGCCACGTTCATCCTGTTCTTCGTTCATGGGGTTCTCCTATGGGGTGGGGGTCAGGCGGTCATGTCCTGCCCAGCCAAGTGACAAAGGAAGTCACACGACGGCACGGTTGGATTGAGGATCGGCCAGTCGGCGGGGATTTCATCAATGAAGATGCGCTCGTTGTTGATCCGCGTCAGACGCGATCCAAAGCGGCGGCATTGGTCGGCCCGGCGCGCGAACACCTCAGGATGCATCTTGCGAACCAAGGCCCAATAGTCGGGGCTGGACGCCTTCACGCAGCCGGGGCAATTCCCATTCGGATAGCCCATGTCGTAAACGCGGGGACGCCTGATCCCAGCATCCTCCAGCAGCGCGAAGCAAGCCGCCTTGGTGACGCCGCGCTCGATCAGCGGAAAGCGCAGTAGCAACCCAGGGCTGTTCTCCACGAACCGCTTGGCGCGTTCTACGTCGTGCGCGTCGGCGGTATAGCCAAACAGATGCACGTCGCCGGGCTTCTGGAACTCAAGCCGGGGCACTCGCTTCATTGCGCTGGTGCATGGCGCGCCGCGGTGGTTGGCGTGATAGCGCCGGTCCTCGAACACCTCGTCAATCGTGAGATATTCTGCCGACGATATGCGTTGAATTGGCGCGTTGAACCAACGCACACAATCGTTCAGGAACCGCTCGTTGTCGGGGTCCTCGCTCTCGCCAAGGTTGCAGTTGACGACCATTGCCTCGGGGTGATCGCGCAGGACCAGCTTGGCCATAATGGCACTGGCGGCACCGGACGAAAACCAGATGACGGTCCTGCTCATACCCCATCCATCCCCGTAGGGATGCGGAGAGACAGGGGCTGAAGGCGCGGTTTGAACCTCGCGCCGTGAACGAAAGGTGATTCCGTACCACCAGACGACACCGCTACGCGCGGAGAGGTCACGGGAAACCGCCATATTCCGGCAGGGGCGTCGTCTTCGGGAGGCAGGGGCCGGAGGTTCGAATCCTCTCTCCCCGACCAATTATTCAGCGTTTCCATAGAGATTTCGCTCCATTTGCAGACAGGGGCCTGGGGTTCCAATTGAACCTCAGGCCACCTGGCCGATCGCGTCGGCAACTCGGGACAGATGCTCCGGCGAGAACCGGGCATAGTGCTTCTGGGTGGTCCTATCGTCGTCATGGCCCATGAATTGCGCCAGTTCGGACATCGGGATCCCGGCTTCTGCCGCCCAGACCGCTCCGGTGTGGCGCAGCGTATAGGGGGTCGCGTGGACACCGCTCCTTTCACTGGCAGCCTGGAACGCTTTTTTGATGCAGGCGACCTGCGCGCCACCGCGCTCGATCACCCACTGGGTCGTCCTTGCCTCGAATCCCTTCTGCAGGTGCGGGAGGAGAGCGGTGCTGATCGGGACCACGACGCGGCGCTTGGCCGTCCGGATATGGCCAGGCGGGGTGAAGTCGATCTGGCGGCGCATGAAGTCCACCCGGTCCCACTCGAGATCGAGGATCGCCGACGGCCGGGCCATCGTGTAGATCCCAAGCATGACGTAGAGGCGCGCATGGTCAGCCTTCACCGCGGCGAAGAACTGAGAGAACTCCGCCCGGGTGAGATGGCGGACCTTCCGCTCCGGCTGAGCCGGGAGCCAGATTGATGGCCGGGACGGGAGGTGGGGTCCGTCGCTGGTCGCCCAGCCCAAGGCAGTCGATAACTGCAGTAGCTCGTATCGAGCCGTAGCGTCGGAGACCTTGCGGCGGGCGCGGTAATCGCGGGCCATGCGCTCATCAATCAGCCGTGGGTCGACGTTTTCCCAGAACGATCGCATCGCCTTCCACGCATCCTGCCTCCGCCCATGCGAAGGCTTCTGGCTGATGGAAGCGAGGTAGGCGGTCATAATCCGGCCCACGGTCCAGGGAGAATCGTCCCCATCGCGCCAGAGGCGGCGCGCTTCCGCTTCGGCGCTCGCCCGATCTTGCGAGGCGAGTTGCCTTCGGCGGCGGGTTCGGGCTCCGCCGGCGGTTTCCCACCAGACGAGGGCGAACCCTCCCCGGAATCGTTGGACGCTCCATGCGTCGTCATTTGCTGCTGACATTCGAATCTCTCCACTTCGGCTACGGAGATCCGGATAAGGCTCCCCGGGCGGAAGCATTGCAACCGCTTGTTCCGAATGAGCTTGCGGATCAGGCCCTCGGAGCATCCCCAGCGCTGAGCGAGTTGGGGGACCGAGAACGGCGGGGGGAGAGGGGCCGGGGCGGTCACAGGAACATATCTCCCTGCTCGTCGCGCGCGATCGGCGCGGATTGGACATTGGCGGCGATCAAGTCGGCAACGTCGATGCCCAGGCGAACTCCGATGTCGCGGACATGGTTCTCGTCTGCCTCGATCGAGAGCGATTGGAAGCCCGCCTCGCGCGCCGCAGCGGCGGTGGTGCCTGTCCCGGCGAAGGGATCAAGCACGAGCCCTGCTGGGGGCGTGACCAGTTCAACTAGCCAGCGCATCAGCGAGATCGGCTTCACCGTCGGGTGCGTCCGCATGTCGGTGTGGCCGCAGGACGGCTTTCCGGCACTATGGGCGCCGCATTCCCGGCATTCGAAGATGCGCTCTCCCTGGGTAGCCTTCGACGAGTAGAAGAACCTGGCTGCGGTTCCGCTATCGCCGCGGAAGGTCGATCCGGCCTCGTCGACGTTGCCGGCGAATGCCCCATAGGTGTTGCGGAACTTGTCCGCGCCCCGAGTGTGGACAGGGGCGATAGCACCGCGCTCGCCGTAGGCGGCAAAGGCGTCCATCACCTCCTCGCTGCCGTCGTGGCAGACGTTGGCAGGCCAGCGGCCGACCGTATCGGCAATGTTGGCATTCGCAGGGTCGTAGCCATCGGCGAGCCCGGTAAGAGATGGCCGTCCGTTCGCCTTGCACTTGTAATCGCCGTTGAGATCTATGCGGCAGGCGTCGATATTGAGCGCGCCCACACCCCAGCGCAGCGAGTTTTCTGCAACTGATCCGTTCAGCGGCTTCCGAGCAACAATGATGGGTTCAATGGCGGGCTTGAGGGCGGTTCCCCACCCCTCCCATGGCTTCCCCTGCTCTGTCCGAGCCACATACTTCGGCAATTCTTGCCCATTAGGCTCTAATGTTCCGTCCGGGTGACGACGACTTGCTACGGCGATCCGTCCGCCCCTGTCCGGCTCTCCGCTCAACTTATCTATGCTATTGGCGACATTATGAGACTTGGGAAATCCAGACCCGTAGAGCCATGCGATCATGTCGCGGATCTCAAACCCGGCATCCTCGATCGCGCAGGCCATCCGGTGATAGCCCTTGGTCGCGGCGAAGGCGACGAGGTGAGCGCCCGGCTTCATCACGTCGAACACGCGGCGCCAGGTCTCAGGCCGGAATGCGACGTCGCCGCCATCCCACTGCTGGCCCATGAAGCCCTGCGAGGAGCGGGCATAGACGCCGGTCACGCCGGACTGGATTGGAGCACTGTCCGGCTGGCCGAGGCGCGCGACGATGCTGGCGAGGTGGTACGGCGGGTCGGTGACGACGCTGTCGACGAGGACAGCATCGCGCGCGAGATCGCGCAGGACCGTCGTGCAATCGCCATGGATGACGCGGTGGTTGCTCATGCCTCACCCCCTCCATTCCGCGCCGCCCAGTTCCTGCCCATCGTCGTCCCCAGCCACTTGGCCCAGTACGAAGCAGCCACGGTGGTCGCGCTGAACCCGTACTTGAGTTCGAACGACTTCCACCCGCCGCGCTGGCGGAAAGATCCGATCTTGCCGTGCTGCTCGTCATGGTGGCGCTGGCACAAGGGCAGAGCGTAACGGTCACTGGCGCGCGTACTCATGCCCTTGTCGCCGCCGTGGTCGACGTGAGCGGCCTCCACCGGGGAGTTGCGCGGGGGATCGCCCTCGCCGCAGCCGCCGGCGCGGTGGTTCGCGAGGTAGCAGGGACGGCCGCGGAGCCAGGCCAAGTATGAGGGCGCGCTCTTGCTCGCCGGCCGCGCCGAGTTCTTCCGTCGAGACCGTGTATCAACGAACATGCTTCCACGTCCTCCCAGCCTTGATGGCGCCCACGCAAGCCTTGCTGATCGAATAATCGGCAGCGATGTCGCGTTGGTTTCTGGTGTCCGCGCGAATGGCCCGAACCTGGTCTTCGTTGAGGGCGGCAGCGGGGTGAGCCATTCCCTTGGCCGATCCGCGGCGTCCTTTGCGGTCCATATCGGCTATGTTTTCGGTCTGCGTTCCGAGTTCCAAGTGGTTCGGATTAACGCACGCGCGGTTGTCGCAGGTGTGCATCACCACAAGACCGCCAGGGTCTATCCCTGTGTGCAATTCGAAGGAGTAGCGATGCGCCCGCTTATGGCCACGTCCGACCCAATGGACCCCATAGCCCTTCGGGCTCATGCCACCCGTCCAAATCCAGCATCCCAGCCCCTTCTGGACCTTCTGCCAGAATGAGATCACCGGATCGACCCGCAACGAGTCGGCGCTGCATCCAGGACTGCAAAATCGCAGTGCCATGAAGTTGCTGTAGATGATGCCTGGCTTGTCCTTACGACCGAACACACGACCGCATTGCTCACAGGTTCGTGTGGCAGATGCCCATCTCACAAGATCCTCCGCGCGCCCCATTACGCTGCCCTCCGATCAACCAGTTCGACCCAGCGCGCGACGTCGCCCACCGTGCGCCAGTTCATCAGCTCGGCATCGGTGGGGATGGATCCGGTCATCTCCTCGAGCCAGAATGGGAGCGCGCCCACTCGGTCGACCGGGCAGAGCACGGCCTCGAGTTCGGAATCAGCGCAGAGGGCGATGGGGTCGCCACGCATCCGACCGCTGATCAGTTCGATGGTGCGGGAGAGGGTGTCAGGCTTCATCATTGACGCCCCTCTCAGAGACCACCTGGGCGGCATGCCGCAGCACAGTCTGGATCACGTCTGCCCACTGCTCGTCCCGCAGGAACGGGGTTTTCTTCTTGCCGGTGAGCGCCTTCCATCGGCGGCGAACGGCCAGCCCGACCAGTTCGGCCTCGTCGTATGTGAGGCAGGGGACTGGGGCACCAATCATTGCTCAGCCCCGCTTCCGACCAAGCCCGGTTGCCTTGGCGATAGCCGCCCGCTTCTCGGCATAGTTCGGGGCTACCAGCGGATGATCTGCCGGAAGGCCGAACTTCGCGCGGTAGGCTTCCGGGGTGAGATCGTGCGCCGTCATCAGGTGCCGCTTCAGCATCTTCTGCTTCTCCCCGCAGACCATGCAGATGACGTGGTCCGGGGTGACGGACTTGCGCGCCGAGACGGCCGGTTCTGGGCCGGGTGCAATCTTGATGACCTCAGTGCCAAGATCCTTCAGCGCGGCGTGGATGCTGCCGATCATGGCCGGCACATCGTTGGCCGCAATGGCATTGTTCTGGACGAAGGCCGATACGATGTCCGACGTCAGGCCGATAAGCTGTTCATTCTGCATGGTTCACTTCGCCTTCTTGCTCAGCCGCTCACGTGCGGCGTCGATGTCGTTCCTGAGAGTGGCGCCGGCATCCTCGGGGATCGCCTGGGCCATGTTAGTCACCTCGGTCTCGAGGTTGTTCACGTCGACGATGGTGCTGGCCTTGGCGATGCGCTGGCGCAGGGCGTCGTAGTGCTTGACCCAGATGGGTTCCTCGTCGGTCTGCTCGGTTGATTGCTCATCCTCCTCGGCCCTGGCGAAGGGATTGCCCTTGAGGGTCTCGGGGAGGTCGTCGCCGATGGCTTCGGCAGTGGTCTGGGCGGCCTTCCCCGCGGCAAGCGCGCGAACCTCGGCAGTGACGTCCTCGGCCGTTTCCTTCACCCTCGGGAAGGCTTCGTCGGACGTGGTCTCACCGCGCTTGATCGAGCGGTAGGCGATCTCGAGGTTCGCCAGTTCGACGCCGGTCCAGTTCCCGCTATTGCCCTGCTTCGCCTCAAGCCGATCGAGCGTGATGCCGATCTCCTTGAATGCAGAGATGGCCTGCGCGGTGCGCTGGGCGATAGGCAGGTCGCCCTTGCCCTTCTGCAGCACCTCCCGGCAGCGGTCCTCGGCGGCTGCGCGCAGGTAGATCGGCAGGACGCGGAAGATGCACTCGCGCAACCGGCGGGCGCCGTTGTTGGCGTTGTTCTCGTAGATGTCGCGCATGTCGGTAAGGGCCTTGCGGCCGGAGCGTGTGTCGCGGGCATGGGGAACGATGAAGGTTTGGTGCGACCGGGTGTTGGTCTCAAGGTCGCGGGCGAACGCCAGCATCTCGGTATGACCGGCGTCATCGTTGCGGGTCAGTTCCATGATCCCGTAGTCGATGTTCCCCCAGCACCGGGCGAGTTCGGTAGCGAGGCCGATCGACGGGCCGTTCACGCTCTCCCCGCCCCGCGGGAAGCTGTAGAAGGCGCGTTCGGCAAGTTGGTACTGGCCGCAGGCTTCCAGCGCGCGGGCGATGGCCTCGCCTTCGTTCCGCGGCGCCTGCTTGGCCATGAGGAACATGGCCTGCACTTCGGCAATGGCGCGAGCCTGCTCGATGTGCGTCGCCTGGCTGGCGGCCGGGACGCGGGCATTCTGCTGGTGGATTTGCTGGGGGGTGACGGCGTTCAACTCAGTTCTCCCATGAGAGTTCGCCGGCATCGACGCGGCGGGTGATTTCGGATTGGAACCAGCGGGTCGCCTGCAACTGCAGGATCGGCTGCTCGGCGGTGGAGTAGCCCGGCCAGACGCCGGTCTCGAGGCAGCGCGCGAATGTGTTCAGCGCACGCCGGTTGAGCATCCGGCCCATCTGGATGGACTCGTCATCCAACTGGTAGATCTGGACGAGGTGCGGCGGCTCCTTCTCGACCACGATCAGCACGAAGCGCCGCTTGCTCGCGGGCGTGCCGTACACAAGGTCGATCACGTCGAGATAATGGGCGGCGGACTGGAAATAGCCGACCGCCGTCGCCTGCTTCTCGAATGCCGCCGGATGCGCTGAGATCGCGGTCTTGATGTCCGGCACGATGTCGATCGTATCGGGCGTGATGTCCGGCTTCGTGCGAAGCCACACGCCGGTCTCAGGATCCTTGGCGACAAGCGTCATTTCCGGGATGCCGGAGGTGATCAGCGCCTTGGCGAGCTCGTTCTTCTCGACCTGCTCGGCCATCGCCAGCACCATCTGATGCTGGGGATGGGTCAGGATCGGGATGCCGCTCTCTGCCGCCGCGTCGCGCTCGTCGTTGACGTCGGCCCACTTCTTCAACCGGGCGTCGAAACCCTCGGGCAGGATGAAATAGTTCTTCGGGAACAGCCCCTGCAGCAGCAGGAGATCGTGGACCCCCTTGCCGACGTTGAAGTGGGCCTTCTGCTCCTGCGGCGGCCGGTTCGGATTGAGCGGGCTCTCGTACCAGTAGTGGAAGGCGCTCTTGCCCTCGATGGTCTTCAAGCCCGTCGACGAAATGGACGGCGCATCGCAGATCTCAATGCGGTGGTAGAGTTCACCGTCGATGCCGGGGTAGGCACCAGGCTCGGTGATCTTTACGAACTCATCTTCGTCGTTGGCGGCGGCTGCCGGCTCCGGTGCGGCCTCGGCCGATGGCGCGGGCCGGTACGCGCGGTCCGATCGCGCGGCGAACGGGTTCTCGCCCCGGCTCACGCGGCGAGCCTTTCCCGGATCGCGAAATAGACGCGCTTCGACGCGCGAACGTCGACCAGCGCGTCGTGCGCGCCGCCCAGATCCTCGTTGAAGAAGTGCCGGACGCACTCGGTCAGGTTCGGGGCCTTGGGCTTGTTGAAGCCGGCCGCGATCATCTTGGGCGTGGGCGGCAGGTTCACGATCGAGGTCGCCATGCGCATCGTGCAGCGCTGCGGGATGTCGCAGTCCCACTTCTGGCCGGTCACCCGGGCGCCGGCGATCCGCATGATCCGCACGTCGAAGCTGACGTTGTGCCCGGCTACGCCCTCGGCCTTGCGCAGGAGCGTGGTGAATCGCGCCCATGCGGCGGAGAGGGGAACGCCCTCCTCGCGCGCCCGCTCAAGCGAGATGCCGTGAGCATTGAAGGCTTCGGGCGCCATCGTCGCGCCGGGCTCCGGCTGGACGATGGTGGACCACTCCTCGAGTTCGTTGCCGTGGATGTCGGTCAGGATCGCGGCGATCTGGATCAGGTGCGGCTGGCAGGGATCATCGGAGGGCAAGCGCCACTCGGGAAGTCCGGTGGTTTCGGTGTCGAAAAAGAGAATGTTCATGCTCAGAACTCCACTCGGACGCGCGCGATCGATCCGCCCACCATCGCCTTGACGACGGCGATGGCCTGCTCATCGGTGATCTTCCCGGCGGCCATGATCGCGAGCTTGATCTCGCCCATGACCTGCGCCCGGTGGGCGCGGTTGCGTTCGCGCTTGGCCTTCTCGTCGGCCTCGCGCTGGGCGGCTGCGGTGCGGGCCCGATCCTCGGCTTCCCGCTCCTCGCGTTCGGCCTGGGCGGCGCGTTCCGCCTCGGCGGCGCGGGCGTTGGCGGCGTCGATCTCGCGCTGGGCGGCCTCGTCGGCCTCGCGGGCGGCATTGTCGGCCGCCTCGCGCGCGGCCCGCTCTACGGCCTCGGCCTGGCTGCTCTCGAAAGCCTCGCGGAGCTTCTGCAGGTTCTCAGCGAGGACCTGCTCGGCCTCCTCGCGGAGATCGCCGAACTCGTCGTCAATAACGACCTTCTCCTCAAGCTCGCGGATGAGGATCACATAGGGATAGGTCTTCCCGTCGATCATGCCCATGCCGCAGTTGCGAATGTGCTGGATCATGTTCCGGGCGTATTGCTTGCGCTGCTCCTCGCGCTGTACGGCGGCACGCGCCTCAGCCTCTTGGGCCGCCCGCTCCTCGTCGGCCTTGCGCAGCCGAGCCAGTTCGGCGCGATCCGCCTTCTCCTGCTCCAACCGCTCCATCGCGGCCTTGAGCGTGGCGACGGCGAGATCCTGCAGTTCGCGCGCTTCGAAGTAGCGCTTGCCGAACTCGTCCTTGGTGATCTCGCGGTTGAACACGGCCGCGCCGCGCTCGCGCACCACCTCGGCGGTGTCGGTGATCGTGACGACAGCAGCCTGCTTCAGCCAGGCGATCGTCTCGGCGACCCGCGCCTCGCGCAGCTTCTCGAGGTCTTCCCAGTCGGTGAGCGGCTTGCGCACCTCGTCGGCGAGCGCGTCGAGGCTCCCGGTGATCCGCTTGCCGGCCTCGTTGATGTCGGAGACCTGCTGGCGAAGGCCGGCGGTCAGCGAGAGCCGGGCCTTTTCGACCAGCGTCTTGGACCGGGTCACCTTCGCGGCCATAGACCGGATTTCGGTGCGACCCTTGTCCGTCGTGGTGTCGGGGACCAGCTTCTCGGTCTCGGCGCGCACCGCGGCAAGGAAGGCATCACCCTTGACCTTGTCGACCAGAACGATCTGCGGCTCGTCGAATACGACAGTGATGATGTCGGTGGTCTCGGGCGGGAGAACTTCGGCTTCTACTTCGGGCATGTCAGAGGCTCCTGGGCACAGGATGGTGGAAAGGGGTCAGTCTCGATCGAGGATGCGGCGCTCACGCTCGGCGTCGGCCCAGTCGTCTTCGGCCTGCTCGCGATCGGCGCGGGCCTCGTCGCTCTCGAACCAGCCTCGGTGAGAGCAGGAGGCACAGCCGTTGCCGTAGCAAGTGGCGCAATCGACTCGGTCGCCTTCACGGACGGGGCGCGGCCTCACGAGCGGCGCTCCCGTTCGGCGAGCATGGCGTCGGCCACTATGTAAGCAGCCGCTGCCCACGCATCGACCTTGCTCTGGTCGTCAGGAATACCGGACCAGTCGCGCCCTGTGATGAGGGCGGGTAGCGCTTGCCCGGCGAACCAGTCGCGCAGGGTCATGCCCGGCTCAGGCGCATTGGGCTCCGGCCATGAGACCGGGAAGGCATAGGGTATGCTCATGCGATCAACGCCTCGGCCGCGTGACAGGTGCATGGCGCCGGGCCGTCGGTGGTGACGTAGGCGCAGTCCCGCGCGTGCCGCGTCTCAGGCGCCCAATCCGCCGAGTTAGAAGTGGTCTCCGGATCCGCCTTGGCCGGCGGCTCCGGCGCGTGCTCAATCAGACCAGCGACGATGACCTCGAGGCCGTTGAGCGTCTCCATCCGTCCGTCGTCGACCTTCTTGACGATCGCATCGGCAATAGCGTCGTTGTCGACCCCATTGGTGCGCAGCCAACACCGGAGCTCGCGCTTCCACGCCGCATAGGCGCTGTCGTGCGTCGTGCCGTCGCTGGCGCGAAACGCAGTGAACTGTTCGATCATGGCCACTCTTTCCATTGGAGGTTGAGGTTTGCGACGAAGGCGTCGAGGCGCCGGCGCAGCCAGAGGGGCAGGCGCAGCCTCACGACGGCAGCAGTCCGAACTGCCACGCGACGATGCCCTTCACGATGCACTCGCTGAGGTTGAGGAGGATCGCACCGGCGCCGATCGCGGCAAGCACGGCCAGATCCTCGGGAATGATAGCCGGGATTTCCCACTCCTCCCGGCGGGGAGTCCGAAAACCGCGTGGCCTTGTCCGGGGGACAATCTCCGTAGCTACGGCCAGCCCAGGCACAGCGCCGGGCTCCTCGCGGGTGGGTTTCGTGATGAGGTGCGCGCTGGCCATATCAGGCGGCCCGCGCCTTCTCGGCCTCATAGGCCGCAACCGCGTCCATCAGCGGAACGCCGTTGATCGTCAGGTTGGGCGAGAGCGTCTTGCTGGCCGAGCCCCGCATGAGGGCGGGCGCCCAGTTCTGCTGCGCCCAGTAGAGCGCCGAGGGCAGATCAGGGGCCTCGGCTTCGGTGCGCGAAGGGCCGTTTTCGAGAATGAAGCGCATGTCCGGCCTCCGAATTGGGCCGGGTCTGCGCGTTAAGGCTCACCGGCTATGCGGGAACCTATGTGCGATTACGTCGTACAGTGCAAGCGATATTTTCGTACAGCGGCGATGTCTCTCGTCAGAACCCTGACTTCGAATATCCGCTCACTTCATCGTCCGAAAAGGTCACGATGATCAGGCGTCGGCCAGCCTGCCACTTGTACATCGCCGCCGAATACCCACCCGATGCCGCGTAGGAAACCTGATCGCCGTCCTCGCCGAGCAGCGTGAAAACGTCCTTCTGTGACATGCCGATTCGCAGTGCATAGTAGCCGGCGCGGGTCACGCCCTTGTAGGTGACAGGGGGCCGGGGAGGAACTGGAGGGGATATGCTGTCGATCGCAGCCTGGAAGCACGCGCGTTGCTCCGGCAATCGGTCATTCATCGCTTCACAGGGCGCGCGAAGCTCGTCGAATTGTCCCTGTCGATAGGAGTAAAGCGAGAGTTTCCGGCGAAGATTGACAACGTCCCGAACCGCTAGTGCCAGATCTTCCCGACAAGTCTTGTCCGCACATTTGTCCGCCTGCCGCCACACCCGCTCGATATAGACGGTCTCGTCGCGCGTGGGCCCATGGGCGATCGATCCCATCACGAGATCCCCCGCTCCCGTGATGAACGAGGAGGTGAGCAGGAGCGGGGCGAACATCTGCAGCATGATTGCGTCCTAACTTCGATACCGTCTCTGGCTAAGCCCCTTGGGAGCAAGGTCCAGCTTGGCTGACAAGACGATGCCAACGACACGAGTTTCGTTGTCGGTGTGGTCGTCGCGATCGGGCTTGCCGATGCGGATCGGCTCCTGGAAGTCAGGCTCCGTGCTCTCGGCCACCAGGATATATTCGTCGCCGTCCATGGCTAGGCGCTTACAGGTCAGTTCCACAAGATCATGCTGGCGCCGTTCGACGATCACGAGATCGCCGGGCTGTGGCGCAATCGGGGAGAACTTCACCCATAGACATTCCAGGTCGGACCCCGGCAAGATTGTCCGGTTCATCGACAGACCCTCCATGCGGACGGCGAAGCGCTTCTCTGATGAGTAGTCCGACACACCGAACCTGACGTCATATTGCTCTGCGGCGGGCCACTCTGTTTGCGCACGCCAAATACCTGCTGCAACTGCACCCGTAACGGTCAACCATTCCTCCTGAGTGCCGACAGCACTGACTGATGAATTTTCGCCAGTCAAACCTGCGAGCAACATTACTTCGGAGCGGTTAACGCCCAGAGGGACAACAACGGATGCAATCCGCTCGGCGAAATCGATCGGGATGATCGGTTTCTTGAACTTCTTGGGATCCTCATATGCGGCATAGGTTGACCACGCCATGCCGAGCGCATCCGCCATCCTGCGTGACGATAGCTTGCTCTGCTTGCGCAGGGCCCTGAGTTGATCATTGAAAACTCCCATACCCCTTGATGGCGAATAACTCGCACAAAATCTGTGCGATTTGTTCGTTGCCAAGTGTGCGATGTTATCGTACATCATGGCCCATGGACACCCAACACACCCTTTTCGACCGCCTCGGCGGCATTCGTAGAGCGGCTGATCTCCTCGGTAAGCCGCCGTCGACCGTGCAAAGCTGGAAGACCGCCGGACGCATTCCGTCCAGTGAGCAGCCGCACGTCCTCAAGACTGCGCGCGATGCGGGGATCGAGATCACAGAGCGCGATGTCATCTTCCCGCTGGGCGAGCCTGCCTGATGCGCGAGGCAGCGGACCTCACCGACAAGGACGTTGCGGCGATCCTGCGCTGGTATCGCGCCCTGCGCGACTGCGGCGTGCTGCGGGTGAATGTCCCTGACTTCTGGCTGCGGCGCATGGTTGTCGCTGGCGTCGTCGAGGAGCGCCCCGATCGCACTTACCGCCTGACCGCCAAAGGCAAGAGAATTGCCGAGAGAGTTCTGATCCCCGTGGGAGTCCGCGGGTCGCAGGCCGGTGAGCGTCACAACGGCGCCACCGGCCATCTCTCTGTCGCGTCTGTTCATGCCGACACCAATACGATGGGAAATCAGCAGCATCATGTCGCACGGTGATACGATCACATCGGTCATTCGAGACCGCCAACTGGCGATCCGTCGCGAACTCGACCGTCGGCACATCCACCTCAAGGTGGTTTCGGCTGATTCCGGCATCCCGTACCCGACGCTGGTCTCGTACTTCCCGGGCGAGCAGGATCGCCAGCCGGCGGTGATGCCAATCTCGGCACTCTATCGGCTGATCGGCGTGCTGCCCGATGACCTGATCGATCTCCTGCTGCCGACAGGCCGGATGATCATCGCCGTCCCCGAGGGCGTCGACCACGACACCCTGGCGGCCAAGTGCGGCGAGTTCGCGCTCAGCTACGCTCATGCACGCCATCCGCACAGCGAGGCCGGAGTCGACATCGGGCCCGGCGAAAACACCGACCTTTCCGCCAAGGCTGCGGGCCTCGGCGCCACGCACTGATCATCACGAGGGGATACGACCATGATCATCGAAACCATCGGGCTAGTGGCATCGGGCGGTGGAGTGATCGCCGTCCTTTCAGCCTTTCACTTGGTCCGTAATGCCAAGAGAGAACTCGCAATCGAGCAGATGGCGAACCGAGGCCTTGAATCGCTCTTGAAGCAGCGGGCCCAGCGCATTGCGGAACTTGAAGGCGAAGTGGCGAAGTGGGCCAAGACTCGGTCCGCCATGGCCCGCGCCGGCGGTCTCGCGCTTGGCATCAAGCGGCGCCAGGCCGCTGAGGAGAAGCGGCGTCGCCAGCAGGAAGCCCGTGCCAACACGGTAGCATCCCTGTCCACGGCGAATCTGCGGCCGCGCGATGAGGTCGTTGCCGGCGCCCGGGAGAACCGCCGCAGTCTGAAATCCAGCGGGGCAGTGGCCTCGTAAGGGGAGGATGGGATTCCTGTCCTCGGCCGCCGGCTGGCTGTGAGGCGAGTTTCCACGCCTCACCCGGCGAATCCTCCCCCCACCCTTTCAACCAAGAGGAGGCCCACCGTGGCACGACCGAAGAAGAAGCAGACCGACGTGGTCGAAGAAGTGAAGGCGATGGACTTCGCCGGCGGCAAGCGCGTCTATTTCGAGGACGTTAAGCCGGCCCGTTCGCAGGCCAGCGAGCACATGCAGACCGTCTCGACGTCGATGAAGCATGTGAAGAAGCACCTCAACATGGTGCCTGGCGGCTATCAGGTCGCGCTCAAGATCTACGAGATGGAAGCCGGCAAGCGCGAGGCGTTCATCCGCACGGTCGTCGGCCAGTTGAACGAACTCCTCGGCCACGAAATCCTCAGCCACCACTACGTCGATCTGGTCGACCTCGCGCAGCAGCCCAAGGATGATGGCTATGCCCGGCCGAACCTCAGCGTGGTCGCCGACGCCCCGCTCGCAGATGGTGATGAGACCGACCTGATGGAGGCCGCCAACGCGGTCATCGCTGCCATCGATGGTCCGCTGCCTGACGGTGATCCCAAGGACGGCAGCGACGGCGATGACGGCTCGTTCGAACCCAGCGAAGCCGAGCTCGCCCAGCAGGCTGGCCGCAAGTCGCGCGGGAAGAAGATCGGCGAGGGCTTCGCCCAGCCTTTCCACTGATCCTTCCGTCCCGAAGTGCTGGTTGATTTCGGTCGGCCAGCCCTTCGATGACGGAAGGGGTATTACCTTGAAGACCATGAGCCTCGACGTGTCGGCGTCATCTACCGGGTGGGCGATCATCGTCCCCGGAGACATTCGCCGGCTGCTCGAAACCAACCGGCCGGACTGGCTGCAACTGCTCGACGTGCTCGGCATCAGCCGGGTGAGCAAGAACTGGCGCGTGTTCGGCGATGGCGAATGGAGCGTCGCGCACGGCGCATGGCGTCTCAAGACCGAGTGGTCACGCGAGGGCGAGCCGCACGACAAGCTGATCGCCAATCTCACCACGCTGCGGCGCGTGTTCGGGATCGAGAACGTGATCTACGAGCGCGCCCTCACCCCTGAGCAGCGCGGCGGGGCCTCGAACCCAAGCAACGACATCCTGATCGAACTGCTCGGCGCGGTGAAGCTGTTCCACTTCCGCGCCAACATGCGCCTCCTGATCGGCGTCCATCGCAACTCGTGGCAGTCGGACTGGATCGGCCGCCAGCCCCGCGGGACCAAGCGTAAGACGCTGATCGAACTGATCGAGGAGCGCGCCTACCAGTTGGGCTTCACCTGCCGCAAGAACGACGAGGCCGCGGCGCTCGGCGTCCTGACATCATGGCTGCTGCGCGAGAAGTTTACGCCCCCATGGCTCGCTGAAGAAGTCCTCCGCCCGGCGCTGGGGGTGCCGGCATGACCGAAAAGCGCATCCGCAACAGCCGAGATGAATATCGGTCCGCCCTCCATGCCGCCCAGTACGGATTGAAGAAGGAACTGCGCGACACCCTCGCCATCCTCCCGGATCCACACGACTACGTCTATTGCATGACCGACGATATGGTCGAGGCGCTGCTCTGCGCTGAGCGAAGGTATTCGTGCTGGACCCTCCCGAATGAGGGCCTTGCCAGGGCGCTGCGACCTTTCGGATTGGTCGACTATTCCACCCGCCACCTGACAGCTTTCGGACATGCTGTCTGGCGCGTCCTCACGGAGGAAAGCCAGTGAGCCGCGCCGCCCGCGAGGTGATCCTCAACCACTTGATCGACGTGGCCGAAAGGTGCGCGCCATGCCCGACCAACGACGCCCTTTGCGCCCTGGTTGGGTGGCAAAGCACATCCGCCGCCTCGGTCGCCTTGAGCCAGATGGAGAGCGAGGGGCTGATCGCCATCGAACGCGGTCAGAATAGCCGCATCGTCACCATCATCGCCACGGGCAAGCGGACGTCCGGCGAGGTCCCCCGCCCCCACTGGCGCCGGATGACCCCGGAGCAGCGGGCGGAATGCGCCGAGCGGTACAAGTCCCCGCCGAAGCCGAAGCCGAACCTCCGCGCCAACAAGAAGGAATTCGAGGTCGAGCGGGCTCTGAACCGCATGGCCGAAAAGGAGCGGACTGATCGCGATGCCGCGGCGAACTACGCCCAGCGCGATCCTTGCGTGAGGTGCGGCGTCCGGCGCGATCGGCATGATGAGTTCGGGTGCGGGAGGTATCGGGTTTGAGCGGCGTCATCACCACCGCCCTGAAACACCTCGTCGCCGCGGGCGTGACCGGCGAGGCGCTGGTGACGGCCATCGCTGAGATTGAGGCGGAATTTCTCGCGTGTATCCCGGCACCTGGGCAAGGGGGACCAGTCGATCAAGCGGCTGAGAAGCGCCGCGCCTACGACCGTGAGCGCAAGCGCCGGGCCAAGGAAGCGAAGGATAATTCCACCGGAATTCCACCGGAAACGAGCGGAATTCCGCAGAACGAGCGGAATTCCACCGGAACGGCTGAGGCTCCCCCCGCCCTTCCCCTCCCCCCCAAAGATATTAACTCAAACCCCCCCGCCCCTACCCACCCGGATAATTCTTCGGGCGCGCGAGAGGCGATCCCGTTCGATGCTCACGTCACCGCCCGGAACGAGGCGCTGGCTGCGGGGTGGAAGCCGAAGCGGAAGCGCAAGACCATGCCGGTCGCACCCGTCCCTGACCGCCCCGAGGAAGTCTCAGAGCAGGTCTGGTCGGATTTCCTGATCCACCGTCGGCGCATCGACGCCGATCTGACGGCGACTGCTCTCGCTGGCTTCAGGCGTGAAGCCGACCGGGTCGGGTGGACTCTTGAGCAAGCGATCTCGGAAAGCATTTTGCGCGGCTGGCGCGGGTTCAAGGCAGAGTGGGTTCAGAAAGATGAGCGAAGCACGACAGGTTGGGGAGGCACTGCCGGAAATGGGCGGCCAGACCGGCGCGATGGAGCCACAAAGGCTTGGCAGCGACGACTGGAGCTTGGAGCGGATGAGGGCCCTGCCGGCTCGGCTGGACGACGCGACGATGACGAGCCTGGAGGTGGTCGCCTCCTCCCGGCTCCCCGCCCCGCAACCATGCTCTGAGCGTCACTTCAACCAGTGCTTCGCGCTGGTCGACGCGGCCCTGCCGAAGCGTTCGCAGGACGACACGAGCGGCGAACTACTCGCCCGGGCCTACAGGCGGATGCTGGGCCACCTCACCCGGGAAGCGATCAGCTTCGTCGCCGAGGAGGCCATCGCGACCTGCAAGTGGTTCCCGACGGTCGCCGAATGCCTGGAGATCGCCAAGCGGTTCACCCAGCCAGAGCACCCGTTCAAGGCCGTTCGGGAATTGGCCCGGTCGAAATTGAACGGGGAGCGGAATGCCCGATTCCACGAGGCGATGGCTGCGATCGAATCGGGCGAGATGAGCGACGAGCAGATCGGCACGCTGCCCGATCGGTGGAAGGGCATGTTCGCCGAGATGGGGCTGATCTGGGCGCTGACCGATGGCAGCTACACGCGCCGGCCTGATGATCCCGAGGCCTGCAAGGCCCGGGTCGCCGAACTGATCGAAGCGGGGCTGATGTGAGTCAGCTTCACGACCTCTGCCGGCGATACAACGATCGGATCGCCCAGACCACACGGTCGGGCGAGATCGAGTGGGTCGTTGCTGGGGACAACATGAAGCTGGTTCACACCCAGCAGTTCGAACGAGAGAACGGGCTGCGGATGAAGTCCGGCGCTGAGCAGGAGCGGCGCAAGGCCCAGTACCGGCAGGGGCAGGCAGACATGGATGGACGGGAGATGCCGATGGAGCAGAGGGAGCCGATGCTGTGAGCCACGGGATCCACCGCACCTCCCTGACCCCTTATGCGGAGTCGATGCAGGATCCTGACCCGGCTGGCCACCGCAAGATGGCAGCGCGGCAATGGCGCATAGACGGGACCATCATCCTGTTCCCGGACAGCCTGAGGCGGCTCGACAAGCTCGACCGCGAATACATCGAGATCATCGCAGCGAAGATTTACGGACCGAGGGGCTGACATGCACGACCGAGACGACCGACTGACCCGCATTCGCCGGCTCGAGCGCCAGGAACGTGACCGGGTGCGCGACGTGGTTCAGAGGGACAGGGACTATCACTCCGCCGAGATCATCCGCGCCGCGGCCGAGATCGAGGTGGCCAGCGGCAAGACGGTGAGCATCACCGATGCGGTGCTCGAGCCTACGCCGGAATGGCTGGCCAAGGGCAATGTGTCGACCTTCACGCCCAGGCTGGAGGACGGCACGGTCAAGACGGTGCGCGGCTATCGGCGCGGCGGCGTGTCGATGGTCGTGAAGCTCTGCTTCGACGGCAAGATCACCGACGACCAACTGATCGCGTGTCGCTGGTATCGAGTTATCCACGACGCATCCGGGCTGGAAGGTCGGTACAAGACGGCCAACTTTTCCCTCGCCGGGAATGTTGGCGGCGGTGGCGGATTGGCCCAGCATCCGATGGCGGCGCACGAGTGGGAGGCTGAGGCACGGCAACTCTACCGGCAGGCCAGGATGCACGTTAATCCGCGCTTCCTGCCCGTTTTCGAGAACGTGGTGATCAAAGATCTGTCCCTGCGCGCGGCGGCGACGGCGGCGCGGCGAGACAACTCCCGGCTGCTTCCGAACTTCCGCTTCGCAGCCCAGCAGATCGTCGACTTTTGCGCGAAGCTGAAACTGGATCTCGATGCCATCGCCAAAAGGATGGATTGACATGCAAAGCAATTCGCGAGATTTAATCGGAACAGTCGATTATTCCCTCTCCGGAAATCGGGGATCTAGATCGGCTAAGAGAGCCGGCTGACTTCATGGCTCGCCAGACCACCTCACTCGACGCCCGGCTTCGCAAGCTGGAATCCGCCAAAGCCCGTGCAGCAAAGCTCGGGCCCAAGGTGACGTTGGCCTCCAAGCCGATGGCGGAGATCCTTGGGGTGACGTGGAATGTCCTCCGGGACTGGTGCAATGAAATCGAAGGATTCGATCAGTCCGGCGCTTTTGATCGCGGCGGTAACGGGATCGAGTGGACCTTCCGGCCACGCAAGACCGTCGCCTTCCTGATCGCCCACTTCAGGGCCAGGCTCGCCGGCCAGGCGCGCAAGAGCCGGGCAATCACCAAGGCGGTGGGCGTCCAGCTTCCCGCCGAGGAATCGGCGCCGAGCATGGCCGAGACCAAGGATCTGGTGAACCTCACCGTGACGATCGTCTCGGCGGCGGAGCGGCAACGGCAATATGTGCCGGCCGACGACGTGATCAGTTTCGTGGCCGGGTACAATCAGAAGGTGCTCGACGGCATCCTCGGGGTGCGGACGAAGGTCGACCCGAACGGAAATCTGCCGGCGCATGTCCGGGCATCGATCGACCAGCATCTGCGGTCGGTCGCAACATCGGTTCACGCCCAGGCGGCACAGTTCATCGAGGAGCATCGGACGGGTGCGGGTATTCAGCAGGGCGGAACTGGCTGAGCAGGCGCAACTGCTCTCAAGCCATTCGTTCTGCCAGCGCCCCGCCGATATTGCCGCAAGCCTGCTCGACCGACTGCTGCCGCGCGAGTTCATCTCGACCATCGACTACTCGGAACAGCACCGGGTCATCCGCAAGCCGGACGGCACGAAGACCAACTGGTCCCGCGACCTGACGCCTTACCTGGTCCCCATCATGGAGGCCCACGACGATCCCGACGTCCTCGAGATCGTGGTCCCCAAGCCGGGGCGAACTGGCGGCACGGTGGTCGCTGAGAACCATGCGCTCAAGCGCCTCGACTTCGGTCCATCTGGCGACGTGATGTGGTACTTGGCCGGGCCCGAGGAGGTCCGGTCATACGGCGACCGCGTGTTCACGCCGATCTTCGAGGATCACCCCGGGGTCGCGTCCCGGATCGGCCCCAAGGCCAGCGACAACAAGAAGACCATGAAGCGGGTCGGCTCACAGACGATCGAACTCATGGTGATGTCGGGCAAGACGACCACGAACCGGCAAGCCGCCTACATCGTGTTCGACGAGCCGGACAGCTACCACCGCGACTACCGCTCGAACTTCCTCGAGCAGGGTCGCCAGCGCCAGCGAATGCTGGGCAACGACCGCAAGATCTACGCCTGCGCGCACCCTGACATCGGGTGGAGCGGAGGCATCGCCGCGGCGTGGACGCTCTCCACGCAAGGCATTTTCATCTTCCGGTGCCCGGAATGCGGCGGCCACGGCTCGCCCTACCCGACGAAGCACTGGCCCGACGTACCTCGGTTTCGGCTGACCTACACCCGGTCGGCCGAGGCGACGCCGGTCGATCGCCGCTTGAGCCTCGCGGAACGGTCGGCCGGCATCGCCTGCCCGCATTGCGGGGTGGTGCTCGACGAGGACCAGCGGGCCGAAATGATCGAGGGGGGCGCGTACATGCACCGCGGTCAAGGTCTCGACATCCGCGCCGGGATCACCGGCGACCCGGAGAAGAACCGGACCTGGGGGTTCTGGATCCACGTCCTGATGAGCAAGCAGGTCGCGCTCAGCGAGCTCGCCCGCGAATTGGAAGGCGCGATCGAGCACAAGGAGCGCACCGGCAAGACCGACAAGTTGAAGCAGGTGCTGGTCCGAACATTCGGTGAGGCATTCGAAGGCGCCGGCGACGTGACCGGGCTCGATGCCCGCGCGCTGAAAGAGCGGACCAAGGAACTGGCGGATGCTCCGGTCTCGCCGTTCGATTACCGGATGGGTTCGGTCCCGCCCTGGGTGCTCTACCTGACCAAGGCGGTCGACGTCGGCGGTAACAAGTTCGACATCCTCACCCGAGGATGGGATGCGGAAGGCCGCTCAGCGGTGATCGACCGCCGCACGATCCGGCAGCGGATGCACGCCGATGGCACGCTGCGCGACATCGCGCCGGCCAAGGTGCAGGACGACTGGGCGGTGCTCGAGCCGGAGATCGACCGGCTCTACCCGCTGCGCGACGATCCCGGCCGGGCGCTGCCGGTAGCGGTGATGACGATCGACGCCTCCGACGGCAACGTGACGTGGAAGGCTTACGAGTTCGCGCGGCAGATGGACGGCAAGCGCTGGATAAATTTTCGTCGCGTGCGCTGCATCAAGGGTTCGACCAACCCGAAGGCTGAACCGCTGCCGCCTACGCCGACCAAGATTTCGAAGGACTCCGAGGGCAAGCCACTCCTGCCGGTGGTGACGCTCACCATGCTCGGCGTCCACAAGCTGAAAGAGGAAACGCTCGAGGATCTGGCGATTGATGACGGCTCGCCGGGTCAGGTCGTGTTCCCGACCAACATGCCGGACAAGGCATACGAGGAAATCTTCAACGAGCCGCTGATCGACAGGTCGTTCGTCCGCAATGGGCCGAACGAAACGCTCGACCTGCTCGGCTACACCAAGGCTGGGCGGCTGATGCTTCAGCCTGACCGCAAGGAAATTATCTGGTCGGATCCGGCACGGCGGCCGGTCTGGGCAAAGCCGATCTCACTCCATCCGGAAGGAGGTGATCTGCCCACCGAGGCGGGATCGGCACGGGCCCCAGTAAGCGCCAAGCCGAAGGCGACCATGATCGAGCGGTTCAACGCGCTCAATCGAAAGAACTGAGAAGGAAGGAACTCCGACGATGGACGTCATCATGTTCAACCAGCGGGTGAAGCATGGTCGCCTCGACCTGCACCCGGGCGTTGCATACGGGTTCGAAGACCCGGATGCCGCGCCGTATTTCAAGGCTTGTGGCTGGGCCGACGATCACGACGGCGATGCTGCCGTGACCATCGGCATCGACGAGCTCGACATCGATCCCTGCACCATCTGGGGCGACGGATCGAACAAGGGCAAGTTCGTCATGCCCGATCGCGCTGCGGTTGCCCGCGGCACTTCGCTTGAGGAAGCCCAGGCTTACGTCTGGGATGGTCGGGAGGTTCTGACCAATGGGTAAGCTGGTAGCAGACGCGGTTCTCGACGGCGCGCTCGACATCATCAAGAATAATTGCACCCGGCAGACGGTGTGCAGTTCTCAGCCGACGACCTACACCGAGGGTAACGCGACCTATGCGCTGGCCGACGTGACCATGTCGTCGAGCGACTTCACCCACGCCAATGGCGACACCTCCGGACGCAAGACGACGATCGCGGCGAAGACCGGCGTGACCGTGGACGTGACCGGGACGGTGACGCACGCGGCCCTGCTCGATGTCTCCGGTACTGCGCTGCAGTACGTCACGACCACGGCGAGCCAGGCGGTCGGTGCGGGCGGCACGGTCGACATCGGGACGTGGAAGATCGAGATCGCAGATCCATCGTAATGGTAAAACTAGCTAACCGGGTGAAGGTCGCGACGGCGACTACTGGAACCGGAACCATAACCCTTGGCTCCGCCTCTAGCGGCTTCCAGTCATTTGCCGACGGTGGCGTCAGCAATGGTGACGTCGTCTCCTACCTGATTGAAGATGGTACGGCATGGGAGGTCGGAACCGGGACTTACACATCTTCCGGAACAACCCTCTCGCGCAGTGTCATCGGATCTTCGAACAGCAACGCCGCGTTGAACCTGAGTGGATCCGCGACGGTTGCTATAACCGCACTCGAGAGTGACATCGTAAAGGGCGACCTGCAGGAATTTACCTCCTCCGGAACATGGACGAAGCCAGACAATGTCACATTCGTCTTGGTCGAGATTTGGGGTGCTGGGGGCGGCGGTGGCTCAGGGCGTCGGGGGACTTCTGCTGGTTCTGCTAGAATAGGCGGCACCGGAGGCGGGGGAGGGGGATATAAGTTCAAGATATTCAAGGCATCAGAACTTTCATCTACCGAGACTGTGACGATCGGAGCGGGTGGAAGTGGTGGCGCGGCGGTATCTTCGGATAACACCAGCGGCGCGGCTGGGTCTGCCGGGGGTAATACGACTTTTGGGTCGTTTCTCACCGCGTATGGCGGATCCGGGGGATCCTCTGGCACGACATCAAGTTCAATCGCCGGGGGTAGCGGCGGTGGAACATTCTCTAGCGGAAATCCCGTTGTAAGTAGTGGTCCTGGCCATTTCGGCGGCGGCGCCGCCGGAGTATCGGATGCGGCAAGCTACTATTCTGCATTCGGCGGAGGCGCGGGTGGAGGTATCGGATCTCTTGTCGCATTCGCAGGCAAGGGGTCGTCCTACGCCGGCGCCGGCGGAGGTATGGGCGGAAGCATCAATAGCAGTAATGGGATCCTTGTTCCTTCTGCCGGTGGTTCCCAGGGTGTAATTTCCGGAGGCGGGGGTGCGGCTGGCTCATCTTCCGTAGGGGCTGATGGTCAGGCATTTTGCGGAGGTGGTGGCGGGTCTGCCGAAGGGGCAGCCGCATCTTACGCCGGTGGCGATGGCGGCTATGCCGCTGGGGGCGGTGGCGGAGCTGGATCCACAAATAGCTACAATTCTGGCGCCGGTGGGGCTGGCGGCGGCGGCCTCTGCCGCGTCTATTCGTGGTGATGTCTATGCGCTTTGCGGTTGTCGACAATGGGGTCGTTGTAAACATCGCTTTGGCCGAAAGTGGCTTCGCGGCATCACAAGGTTGGGTCCATAGCGAAGAAGCCCAGATTGGGTGGCTGTACGACGGCCTCACATTCTCGGAGTCAGCCAGAGCACCTGGGACGGTGGATGGCGTAGTTGCCGAGCGTGAACGCCGCCTGGCCCTGGGCTTCGATTATGATTTCGGAGACTCTCGTGGCGTCCACCACATCGGCACGACCAAGGATGACCTAGAGGGGTGGTCGGAGGTTACAAGCGCATCTCTGGCCGCCATAGCGATAGGTCGCGGCGAAATGGGGATCAGCATTGTTACCAATACCGGATCAGTTTCCGTAACTGCTTTGGAATGGCAGGAAATAATGCTGGCATCCGCTGAATTTCGTCAGCCAATCTGGCTCCATTCTTTTGCCATTCAAGCGATGGAGGATATTCCGTCGGACTATACCAACGACGAATACTGGACGTAATTTAAGTGCTCGGCTTTTGCCCCATAGCTAGTACGCCGTTGGGGGCACTTGGGAGCACGCACTGGACTATTTCGGTCGACGGTGTGGTCATGGGGTCCACTTCGACCAGTCCATCCCTGTCGAGCGCCTACACGGTCTCTCCAGGGTCAACCTTCCATGATCTCGCTTCGACGTCTCCGGACGTCACGGCGCGGATGCTCTACATCGATCAGGCGGGCCATCTGCTTGCCTCGTCGAGCCCAACGATCACCTTCAGCGCAAGCGTCTCGATCAACTTCGCCAGCCATGACCACGAGGCGACCTCGCCAACATTGGCGGCGCAATGGACCCTGACGCTGGCATCGGCATTGCACGATCACAGTGCGACCTCGCCGCTGCTTTCGACGGCCTATGCAGTGTCGGTCAATTCGGCGCTGCACGCCCATGAGGCTGATCTGGTCGACCTTGCGGCAAGTATGAACTTGATCCCAGGAGACGGGGCGCACGACCACGAGGCGGGCGAACCATCGCTGGCAACGTGGAATTCTCTGGTCCCGGCAGACACAAGCCACCAGATCACGAGCGGAGAGCCACTGATCTACGCCGGGGTCTCGGTAACGCCGGAGAGTGTTGACCACCAGCACGTCTCCACCCGGCCGGTTCTGACGGTCACATACTCACTGCTGGTCGACGACGCGCTCAGTGCCCACCAGGCCGGCGAGCCTGACATCGAACCGTTCTACGCGATCTCCCCGGCCGACTGCATCCACGCGCATGTCGTCACCGAGCCGATCGTGATGATCTACACGCCGACTCCGGCGTCACGAACCCTGACCGCGCTCATCAACGGTCGCACGCTTTACGCTCCGCAGGGCGGTCGCCTGATCAAGGCGTCCCGCAATGCCCGGCTGCTGCCGGAAGGCTAGGAGGTTGAATGCAGGTCTATACCGAAACCCTGGACCCGAGCGAGACGAAGGACTGGGCCTATGACTGGTCCGATTTCCTTGGCTCGGGCGAGACGATCACCGCTGTAACCGCATCTCTGGTGCAGGCTGGCGGCGCCTCGCAATCCTCTGCGGCTTCGAATTCGGATCTGGTGACGCGCGTATGGCTGACTGGCGGCACCCACGGGCAGCGCGTGATCTTTACCGTTGCCATCACGACCAATGGCGGGCGCACGCTCGAAGAATCGTTCGGCGTCGATGTCATCGACACCAGCATCGGGCCTGCGGCTGAGACCGACGTCGAGCGGATCACACGCGAACTTGCTGCGGCGCGGGCGCTGCGCATCACGATCGCATCCGGAAACGCCGTCACTGAACTGTGGCGAGACGGCCGGCGCATCACGAAGAAGATGCCGAGCCTGCGCGAACTGACCGAGCACATCCGGGTGCTTGAAAGCGAACTGGTCTCGGCGTCCGCTACCGCCGCCGGCACCGCCCGCCGCCGGCCGATCAGTCTGGCGTGGAGGAACTGATGCTACCGGCAGACTACCAGCGCAAGTTCGGCAGCGGGCGCGCCAAGGCGCTGGCCTTCGACGGCACCAACCAGAAGCGGGACGCGGCACGGCATGACCTTGTCGAGTTCTCCGGGTGGTCGCCCAACCTGCGCTTCGCGGGAATGTCGGGGGGCTACGATCTCGACCGGATCATGGGCCGGGCCCGCGACCTCGACGAGAACAATGGCTGGATCAACGGCGGGCTCGATCGCCGGGTCGAGTCGGTTATCGGCGTCAACATCCGCCTGTCGGCACAGCCGAAGCACGAACTGCTCAACCGCGACTATGACTGGCGCATGGCGTGGACCGCCGACGTCCAGGCCCGGTTCGACGTCTGGGCCAATGACATCGAGCGGCGCTCGGATGCCAGGCAGCAATTCAGTTTCGGCGCGCTCGCGAAGCTGGCCTACCTCGGTTACGTCCGCGACGGCTCCGCGTGCGCCGAGGTGCGCGACAACCGTCGTGGCCTGCGCAACACGACGAACCTGCTGCTGATCGAGCCTGAACGCATCTCGACGAAGCCCGGGATGATGGAAGGGCCGCGGCTGCGTGATGGCATCGCCTACGACGCGAACGGCGCCCCTATCGGGTACTGGATCCGGGCGACGCATCCAAACGACCCCTACGCCGGGTTCAGCAACCAGCGCTGGGAATACATCCCGGCCCGTGGGCGCACGGGGCGCGCGAAGTTCATCCATGTCTTCTCGCCCCGCCGGGTGGAGCAGAACCGGGGCATCAGCCGCCTTGCCGAGATCATGGTTCCGGCCAAGATGCTGGACCGGGTCGACCGGGCCGAAGTGCAGGCTGCGCTGAAGTCCGCCATCTTCTCGATCTTCATCAAGTCCCCGGGGACGACCGAAGACCTTGAGGCAGCACTTGCGCCGGCGTCCGACACCTCGACGATGGACCCGTGGGTGAGCCAGTACGTCACCATGCGGGAGCAGTCCCCGGTGATCGTCGACGGAGCGCAGGTCACGCACCTCCTGCCTGACGAGGACGTGGTCACGCCGGATCGGTCAAGCCCGAACAGCAACTACCCGGACTTTGCCCGGTTCGTGCTGCAGAAGGTCGCTGGGTCGCTGGGGATCAGCTACCCGCAGCTTTCTCAGGACTGGGCCGGGATCAACTATTCATCGGCCCGTGCGCTGCTTAACGAACTGTGGCGCTCGTTCCTTGAGGACCGTCGGTTCTTCACCCAGCACTTCCTGACCCCGGTCTATGCAGCCTGGCTCGAGATGGAAGTGGCGAACGGAGACGTGAAGGTGCCTGGCGGCCCCGCCAACTTCTATCGATCCAAGACGGCCATCTGCATGGCCGAATGGATCGGTCCGGGACGCGGATCGGTGGATCCGCTCAAGGAGGCAAACGCCAACAACCTCGACACTGCCGCCGGTCGCAAGTCGACGGTCGAGTGCATCCTCGAAGGAGGCCGCGACCCGACCGATGTCATGGCCGAGGAGCAGTGGTTCAACGCCGAGCGCGAGAAGCGCGGCCTCTCTCCGGTCAACCACAACGTCAAAGCCGATGCCGCCGCGGATGGTGCGGCTGGCAGCGACAGTGGTGCGACCGAACAGGATCACGACGGCGACGGAAAGCCGCTTGAGGCGAAGCGCAAGGGCGCCAACGGAGGGACTGCCCAGTGATGAATTACCCGCTCATCGGCCAGCGCCTGTTCAACGTGCCGCTGATGCTGCACCCGCAGAAATGCGAGATCGTGGTCGCGGCGCTGCTCGATCACCTGGGTGTGGCAAAGTTGAACCGCGTCGACGGGACGAGCCTTGGCGTCGTCGAACTGCGGCAGCAGGCGAGCGAGGCGATGGATGGCGGCCGGTCGGCTGACCGCTGCTTCGAAGTGATCGACGGCGTCGCCATCATTCCGGTGCAGGGTTCTCTCGCCCAGCGCGTGTCGGGGCTGCGGCCCTACTCCGGTATGGTCGGCTACAACCAGATCGGCACGCTGCTCGAAATGGCGATGGACGACAGCGGGGTTCGCGCCGTGCTGCTGGACGTCGACTCCCCCGGGGGTGAGGTTGCTGGGTGCTTCGACCTGTCCCGCAAGATTGCGACATACTCGGCGCGCAATGGCGGGAAGCCGATCATCGGCGTGGCCAATGAGCAGGCGTGCTCTGCCGGCTACGCGATCCTCTCGGCTTGCGATGAGACCTACATGCCGGAGACCGGGATTGCCGGATCGATCGGCGTCTGGACGCTGCTGGTCGACATGACCCGGGCGCTGGATCAGGGTGGCATCAACGTCACCATGATCCGCGCCGGTGAACGCAAGGCGCGTGGCGGGCCCTATGAGCACGCCGACAAGGCGACTGTTGCGAAGCTGATGACGTGGGTGGAATCGACCCGCCAGCAGTTCGCCGAACTGGTCGCTGCGAACCGCAGAATTTCCGTCGACAGCGTCCTCTCGCAGGAGGGCGACTGGTATCATGGCGATGAGGCCATGACCCACGGCTTGATCGACGGGATTGGCCCATTCGAGGCCGTCTTCGAACGAGCTCGCTCGCTCGCCAACTGAGCCGACGAAAGGAAGTCGAATGACCACCGGAACCTACGCTGGTCTCCGGATGGCGGCGCGTGCCGCCAGCCCGGACCCGGAAATGGACCCCACCGAAACCGAGCCCGACAGCGACGAGGACGACACCTCGGCAAAGAAGGGCAAGAACAAGGACAAGAAACCTATGGATCCGAACTGCAACGACGCAGCCATCGCCCAGGCGAAGGCTGAAGGGTTTGCTGAAGCCAACCAGCGCTTCAGCACCGTTCTCGCCTCTGAGCACTATGCCGGCCGTGAGCAGCTTGCTTCGGCACTGCTCGCCAATGACAAGCTCTCGGCGGACGAGATCATCACGGCCCTGGCCGCTGCCGCTCCGGCGCAGCCCGCCGCATCGACCACGACCGGCGCTCAGTCGGCCGAGGAAGCCGCTCGCGCCGAGATGCGCTCGGCAATCGAAGCCAGCAACAACTCCACCATCGACGCAGGCGCCGGTGGCTCAAAGTCGAAGGCTGAAGACGCCGGCGCGCTTTGGGCAAGCGCCTACGGCACCCTCTGAACCAGGCGCGAAACTGACCGCCCTGAAATCGAAAGGACACTGAGATGACCACTCTCAACGAACCGATGCGCGAAGGCGAGTTCATCGGCGAACTGGCCATGGGCCTCGGCTACCACGTCGAAGCCATCACCCTGAAGTCCGGCGAAAACCTCTCCGCCGGCGCCGTCCTCGGCGTTGCCCAGACCGGCACGCCGACCGTCACGGCCGGAACCCCCGTTTCGGGCACCGGCGGCACTGTCGGTAACGGCACCGTTGGCACCTGGACCGGCGACGCCGGCATCATGGAAGGCGAGTGGACGATCGAGATCACCACGTCCGGCGCCACCGGCAAGTTCAAGGTGGTTCGTCCCGACGGCACCACCGAGGGCACCGGCACTGTCGGCACGGCCTACAACGGCGGCCTCAACGGCACGCTCGCGGACGGCTCGAACGACTGGACCGCTGGCGACATCATCCCCGTCACCGTGACCTACGACGGCGATGACACCGTGCTCGTCTATGAGGAGTACGACGTCGCCAACACCAACGGTTCGCAGACTGTCGCTGCGATCCTGATGAAGAACACCGATGCCAGCGGCGGCGCCACGGCGACGACCGCGCTCGTTCGCGGCCCGGCGGTCGTTAACAAGAACGACCTCTCGTGGTTCAGCGGCGCGACCGCGGCCCAGAAGGCCGAGGGCATCGAGCAGCTTCAGAACCTCGGCATCAAGGCCGTCTGAACTCCCCCCACAATTTGACCGCCTGACCTCGGAGGAAGCCTCCTCCGGGGAAGGGACCGGCTCATCCTAGAAGGACCATTCCCATGCACATGGACATCTTCAACGACGACGCATTCTCGCTGTCGTCGATGACCACGGCGGTTGAAAAGCTGCCGACCATCCCGGGCTACCTCGGCTCCATCGGCCTGTTCGGATCCGGCGAGGGCGTTGCGACCGACACGGTCACGATTGAGGGCAAGAGCAGCACGCTCACCCCGATCCTGACGTCGGCCCGTGGCACCGAGCCGCCGATGCAGGGCACCGACCGTGCCAACCTGCGCAGCTTCTCGATCCCCCGCGTTGCCGCGTCGGATCAGGTCTTCGCTCGCGAAGTGCAGGGCGTTCGCGCGTTCGGCACCGAGGGTGAACTGCTGACGGCGGTGAAGCTCATCGCCCAGAAGCAGATGAAGCTCATGCAGCGCTATCAGCTTACGATGGAACTGCACCGCCTCGGCGCCGCCCAGGGCATCCTGATCGATACCGACGGCTCGACGATCTACAACTTCTTCACCGAGTTCAACATCTCGCAGCCGTCTGAGATCAACTTCGATCTCGCCGCCTCGTCGCCGGCCGAGGGCGTCCTGCGCACCTTGGTCAGCGACAGCGTCGTCCGCTCCATTGCCCGTGCTCTCGGTGCGGCGTGGAACCCGGGCGTCCGCATCCTCGCCCTGTGCGGCGATGACTTCTACGATGCCTTCGTCAACCACAACGACGTCCGGGTGACGTACAAGAACTGGGAGGCCGCCGCTTCGCTGCGCGGCTCGACCGCGTTCGAATCGTTCACCTTCGCCGGCGTGGACTGGGTCAACTACAAGGGCACCGACGACAACTCGACGGTCGCCATTGGCGTCGACAAGGTGAAGTTCGTCGTCACCGGCGTCCCGGGGTTGTTCCGTCGCATCAACGGCCCGGGTGAAGATTTCGAGACGGTGAACACCATCGGTCGCGAGATCTACTCGAACCTGGTGCGCGACACCAAGCGCAACCAGTGGGTGCAGCCGGAGATCTTCTCCTACCCGCTCCACATGTGCACCCGCCCGGAGATCCTGCTCCGCGGCAAGCGCACCGCCTGATCGTCACGGAAGGGGGTGGGTCTTCGGGCCCGCCCCCGTCTCATTCGGAGTGCCCTCTATGACCGAGACAATCACCATCCGTTCGCTGCGGACCTTCACTGTTTTCGACGGCGTGCAGATCTGCGTATTCAACAAGGACGACGTCGGCCCCCTGCGCACCGACCTCGCCATGCGGCGCATCGAGAGCGGCTATGCCGTGCTTCACGACGCCGCCGCCTCCCCGCTCGACCACGATGGCGACGGCGCGCCTGGCGGAAGCATCGCGGCCGAAGGTGATGACCTCGCCGCAGCCCGCAAGCGCTACACCGAGATCATTGGCAAGCGCCCCTTCGCCGGATGGAATGCTCCGGAAATCGCGCGCCGGATCATTCTATTCCAGAATGAGCAGGCCGCCTCTGCCATTGCGGAAGGCGATGATGCCGACGACGACCAGGCTCCGATCTGATGACTGGGCCGCGCCTCGAGGACATGCAGGACGACGACCTCGACGCTGCCTGCATGGCCGCCCTCGGCGACACGATCCGCTACAAGCCGGTCGGCGGCGCCTACCGCACGCTCAGCGCCTATGTGAGCTACGCCGACGCCATCCGCGACATCGAGACCGGCCAGATGATCGCCCAGGACATCACTGTCGACATGCTGATCGCCGATGTCCCGGTGAAACCCAGTGGGCAGTGCCGCCTCACGCTGGCACGCCTCTCTGGCCTGACCTTCCGACCGATTAACGTCCGCCGCGACAACGCCGGGACGCACTGGCAGTTCGAAGTGGAGAAGGTGAATGCCTGATCCGGTCCCCGCCATTGCGCAGGTCGAGGACCTGCTCAAGGATTTGCTCGAGGGCTACACGGCTCTCGCCGCCCACACGGTTCAGACCGAGCAGTCGATCGACGTCGCGCTCGACGAGGCGGCGCTCCCGATCATCAACATCCAGACCTCGGCCTACAGTTTCGACGTTCCGCCGGAGCATTGGACGGTCCAGCACACCGCCGTCATCGAATTCGAGTGCGTCTCCGAGACGCCATCTGTCGGCACGATCAGCCGTCAGAATATGACCACCATCGCCCACATTGCCGGAGCCATCGCCTCCGACCGCACGCTGGGCGGAATGGTCGAGGACATTCAGGAAATCGACGTCGCCCCGGTGGCGCCGAACGGAAAGGACGCGGGGACGGCTTCGCTGCAGGTCTCCGTGATCTTCTACACCAGCCCCGACGACTGGTTCACGCTCATCCCACAGTGAGGATTTCCGACATGAAGAACTCCCGTTCCTGCCCCCCGTTCGGGGCCGGCAGCGTCGACTTTTCCGCGGTCCACGCCGCCGACGCGGCCGGCAAGGATCTCACCAAGGCGATCGAGGCGGCCAAAAGCCGCTCCGCTGCTCCCGCAACTGCCCCTGCCGCCTCGGCAGAGAGCAAGGCCAAGCCGGCACCGAAGCCGGATGCCACTCCGCCCTCCACCTGATCTCCTGAAACGAAAGGACGCCTCTCATGGCTCTCAAGTCGAACAACACGGCTATCGCCGTGAAGATCCAGTCTGCTCGCGACGTCTTTGACGAACCGAACGACACGACCGACCTCCTGCGCTTCTCGAACTGCCGCCTGCAGATCGACGGCGTGACCATCGCCAACGACGAATACACCGGCTCGCCGTTCAAGAACGCTGACGACATCGCCGGCAAGCGCGTGACGCTGTCGTTCAACGTCAAGATGCGCCCGCCTTCGTCGCTGCCCGCTCTCGATGCCTTTGTGCCTGGCCGCCTGCTTCAGGCTGCCAAGTTCACCGAAGTCCGCACTGCCACGGCCATTCCAGCTTCGGCTGAGGCGCTTGGCGTCGGTTCGGATGCGACCCATGCCGTGCTCGGCTCCTCGGCTTCGACCACGAACGACATCTACAAGGGCTTCCCGCTGATCCTCAGCGACAACGGCAGCACTTACAAGGAACGCCTGACCGCGATCCGCGACTATGTCGGCTCGACCAAGACGGCCGAACTGATGGAGGAACTGGGGGCTGCCCCGGCGGCGAACTACCAGATCCCGACCTTCATCGGCTACTTCCGCGACGTCACCTCGGCGGACCCGGAAATCCTCTCGCTGATCCTGTGGATGGGCGGCTACCGGCTTGACCTCGTCAACTGCGGCGTCACCGGCTTCCGTTGGGTCATCCCTACCTCGACCAAGCAGCAGGCGGCCTATCCCGAGTTCGAGTTCACCCTCGACTGCACCATCGACGGCTCCTCGGATGAGGCCACGCCCTCCATTCCGGCCGGCGGCGCGGTTCCGCTGCTCAAGGATGCGGATGTCTGGCTCAACCAGCAGCGGGTGGGCACGTCGACCGTGTCGATCGAACTGGGCCTCGAGGCTGAGTACCCGCCCAATGCCAACCAGCCCGACGGCACGGACGCGCCGGAGATCGCCGGCGGTACGGCTACCGGCTCGCTCACCATGCAGAAGTACCTGAAGGCGACGCTCGACACCCTGAGCCTCGCTGATGCCCAGGCGTACCATCCCTTCTTCATGCAGTGGGGCAATGGCGCGTGGAACACGGTGCAGATCACCATCCCTGATGCCCGCCTGAACTTCCCGAACCCTGACCTCAGCGGCGGCACCATCATGGAAAACCTCGGGCTGTTCATCGACGTGCTCGACCGGAACCTCGGGATCGTCTTTCCCGGTTCCTGATCCCCTCAACCCTGACAGAAAGGACATCCTGACGTGCCCCAGGACATTCCCCTCGACGCGAGCGACGTGCTCTCGTTCACTCCGGCCTCCCTCGAGAAGATCGAGGGAGCGCCGGTATTCACGCTCCGCGCCTGCACCATGCGCGAGAAGCGCTTCCATCGCCGCCTGCTCCTCGAGAGCGGCATTCGCTTCCACGACATCGCCAAGATGCGCGCCGAGATGCTGAACGGGCTCCGCCACCTGTGGACCCCCGAAGCCTTCGATGCGCACGCGCCAATGGTGAAGGCGCTGTGGGAAGCGCGTGACGAATTCGCCCTGCAGCAGAAGGACGATCCCGACCTCGAATGGTCCTATGACGCCGAGATCGAGGAAGCGGTCGACGCGCTTGAGGACAAGATCGCAAAGTCGTGGCCCCGCCTGTGCGAGATGGTCGCCGACAATGCCGACTATTCCGAACTGACCTTCCCGATCATTGCCGCGGTGGTGGTGCAGGACATCACTGGCCTGCCCGTCCGCAAGGATATGGATCGCGGCTACCTGACCCTCGCGATGATGGAAAAGGTGGCTGAGGAACTGGTCGCGCTTGAGCGCCGCCACGGCCTCAAGGAAGGCATGGCCTGGATGGAGTTGTCGGTCGCCTGCTCCAAGCGGATGTTCCTCACCAAGGACGAGGAAAAAAACTCCGAATCGCCGTCGCCGTCAGAGATGACCCAGCCAGCTTCGAACGAGACGAACACCTCGGCGCCGGATGGGAAATCGACGGGGTCGGCGCGTTCGAAGAAAACCCGCGAAACCGCCTGACCGATGAGCACTGGATGGTCCTTCGGCTTCATTCGCTCTGCGACATGGGGATGGCCGGGATGCGCTTTCCTGATGGCGGCGCTGTGCTCGACCAGCCTCTCGTACTGCTCGATGCCTTCGCCATCATTGGCGATGCAAAGGCCAGGTTGAAGCGCGATGCGGCTTAACGCCCGGGTGGAACGCGGCAACTTCGACGCCGCGTTCTCCGACTATTACCGCTTCGCCGAGCAACGCGCCGAACGCGCTGCCCTGATCGCGACAAAGAAGGGCGCTCGGATCGCGGTCAACAACATCCGCTCGGCAATGCAGTCGGCCGCTCTGGGCCGGCTGGGCAATGCCATCAAAGACACGTCGGACGCCGACAAGGGTCGCATCCACCGTTATCCCAACGGGGGATTCTCGGCTTCCGGCGTGGTCTTTGTCAGGTCCAAGTCGGAGCGCACTCTCGGTGCCATCGAAGCCTATACCCAAGGGGCTGACATCAAGCCGGTGCGCGGGCGGTGGTTGTGGATTGCCACTGATGCCCTGCCCCGCGTGACGGGCAAGTTCCGGATGACCCCGGAGCTCTACATGAAGAACGGCTTCGACCGTAAGATTGGCCCGCTGATCCGGATCAGGTCGGTTAACGGCTATCCACTGCTCGCAGTCAAGAATGTCGGCGTGAGCGAAGCTGGAATGAAGCGTAGCGCGAAGTCCCTCACCAAGGCTGGATACCCTCGCAAGGGGCAGGTCCAGCGCGAACTGGTGGTGCTGTTCATCGGCATCCCGCGCACGTCTCGCGCGGCCCGTGTCGATGTCCCCGCCATCATGCGTTCGGTCGCCGCCGAACTCCCCGCCCTGTTCTACGAAGCCCTCGGAAGGATCTGACGCATGGCTGCTGGCCCTGTCTTTCCCGCATTCCTGAAATTTGAGCATCAGGCCGATGGAAGCGCGAAGGCGTCGTTTCTTGCTGAGGTTGCGTCGATGACCGGCGGTGCTGAGCGGCACTTCAAGAAGTCGTTCGACGAGATCGGCCGCACCATCGATCGCTCGCTGTCGAGCCTCAAGGCTGGTTCGTTGAACCTCTCGTTTGACGTGCCCGGTTTGCGCAAGACTGCGGCGGACGCCGAGTTTGCCGCCCAGCGCATAACGGCCATGCGCGATGCAGCCGTGTCGCTCGCCGCGAAGACCGGCGACACCTCGGCTGCGACTCAGACCTATCTCGCCGCGCTGCGAGCCCAGGTGATTGAAGCCGAGCGTGCGCGGAATGCGGCGAACGAGCAGGTCACGACCTACACTCGGCTGCAGGGCGAGATCGACAAGACTGTCTCTGCCAACCAGCGCCTCGCCCAGTCCTACCGCGATACCTTCATGGAGCAGGCGAAGGCCGCGAACTACGCGACCACCTTCCAGAACGCGATCAACTCCAAGTACGCCCCTGGTCTCGATCGCACGCCCAGAAGTGCACGGGATTCCGCATCAGTATTCGAATCGCAGTCCTATGCCCCGAAGGCTGATACGCGCTCCGGCTTGGACCGGATGCTTGCTGGTTCGGCCTCACTCGATCGTGCGGCTATAGCTGCCACCACCCTCGAGCAGGTTCTCGGCCGGGTCGCAGTGAAGGGGCAGGAGGTTTCCACCGCCATCGCGGCATCTGCCGAGCAGGCCACCCGCGCAAGCAACGAGCAGGCCGCAGCCCTGGCCCGGGTCGCGCAGGAGAGCGAGCGCTACGCCGCTTCCGCTGCCCAGTTGCGCGCCCAACTTGATCCGAGCCTTGCCGCCCAGCAGCGTTTCGACGCCGAAATGGCGCGGGCCGATGATCTCCTCCGCGCCGGGGCGATCTCCGCGAAGGAATATGCCGCTGCGCAAAACCTAGCCCGGAGCAATCTGCAAACGTCATGGGCCGCCCTAACCGCAGCGCATGATGCGCAGGCGGCTGCGGCGAAGCGCGGGACCGACGCCAACCACATGGTCGTCAACTCGATGCGCGCCCAGCGCGTCGCGGGCATTCAGGCTGGCCAGCAAATTCAGGACATGGCGATCCAGTTCCAGATGGGGACGCGGGCATCGACCATCTTTGCGCAGCAGCTTCCGCAGTTGGGTTTTGCGCTCACCGGCCTTGAGGGCAACGCGAACAAGACGCTCGACAGAATCGGTCGGTTCGGCGCGTTCATGTCCGGCCCGTGGGGGGCCGCGATCCTGATCGCGACGGTGGCTCTTAGCCCGCTGATCGATGAACTGTTCAAGACGGGTGACGAAGCGGACAAGGCCAACAAGAAGACCTACGACTTCAGCACGGGCCTGAATATCCTTGCCCTCTCGGCCAACCAGACGGCCAACGCGATGCAGCAGTTGCAGCAGGAAATGCGCAACGCGATAGCTGTTCAGGGCGATTTCCTGCGGAGCAAAGCGCTGATCGCAGGACAGTCCGTGACCGACCTTGAAGGGCGCATCGCTTCCGCTCAATCGGAACTGGCAAGGCTGCAAAGCGATGGGAAATCGCTCACCTCGCTGTTGCCATTCCAGGGGCCGAACTACCGCCGGATGGGTGAGTTGCAGGCTCAGATCAAGACTGATCGGGAATCACTGCGCATCGCTCAGCAGACGGCCACGGACTCCTCTATTGCCGTCAGCCAGAACCGAGCGATCGAATCGCTCGACAAGCGCGCCGCGGCGACGGGCCGCTACAATCGCGCCGTGGCTGAACTGAACGATACCTTCCGTAGCCAGCAGAATAACCTTGATCCTCTCGCTCCGCGCATGTCGCAGAGTGAGTACGAGCGTCGCTTCACCGCATTGACGGCGAAGCGGGATTCCGACCTTGAGGCACTGCAGTCGACGAAAAGGGGCGCGAAGGGGCCGGGTCCGATCAAGCAGGCGCAGCAGTTGCAGCGCTTTGGAGAGAGCGCGGCCGAAGCGATCAAGCGCATAAACGAGCGTTTCGACGAGCAGCCACGCCTGGTCGACCGCGCCGCCCAGTCGACTCGCGAGCTCGACGCCATCATCGCCGACCTGTCCGAGCGCAAGCCGGCCGGCTTCGAACAGATGATCGCCGATGCCGAAAAGGCCAAGGGCGTCATCCAGGAAGCGCTGGTCCGTCCATTCGCGGAGATGGAGCGCGATGCGGCCCGCCGGGTGCAGGTCCAGAGCCTCATTCTCTCTGGTCGTGACGCTGAGGCGGAAGCGGTGCAGCGCATCTGGCAGTTCGAGGAGCGGCTTGGCCCGCTCAGCGAGGAGCGCAAGGCGCAGATCTATGCCATTGCCCAGGCCGAGGAACAGGTGAACGAAGTCCTGCGCAAGCGGCAGGAAATCCAGAACGCCTATCTCGACGCGACCCGTTCCGTCCGCAGCGAACTGGAAAAGCTGTTTTCCGGCGAGAGCGTCAACTTCGGTGCGATCTTCCGGCAGTTGAAGTCGCGCGTCATCGTCGAGAACCTGTTCGGCGACGTGCTCCGGGACATGGACAAATACATCCGGCGCTCGACGGGCGTCGATGATGCGGTGGACATGCTCAAGTCCGAGACGGAGCGGGCTGGGAAAGCCGCGTCGGTACTGGCTGATGCGCTCTCTGGCGCGGCCGCACGCATTTCGTCGCCCGGCACTGCGTTGGGCACCGGCGTTGTAGCCGACGCCGCACCAACGGTAACGCAATCGCTCGAGGCCGCATTCGACGCGGCATTCGCTGGACGGATTGCCGCCAACGACAATTCCGGAACCGACGAGATTGTCGTCACCGCCTCGCGCGCCGCCATCGCCGGCTTGCGCGACAGCGGAACGGTGATGTCGCTGACCCCGGAAGCGTTCTTCGAGCGCATGACCAAGGGGTTGACGCAACCGCTCACGGACGAACTTCAGCAGCTTCTCGGGAAGAACCTCGGCTCGCAGTTGGGGGGGATGCTGAGCGGCGCGCTGTATGGGCAGGCTGTGGGCGGAACCCCCGGTGCGATCCTTGGTGCCCTGAAGGACATCAAGGGCCTTCCGGAAGGAATCAGCGGAGCATTGGACAAGGCGCTGAAGGGGTCGTCGACTGGGACCGCTGTCGCGGGCGTTGCGAATTCCCTCGGCATTAGTATGAACCAGACCGGGTCTCAGATTGGGGCCGCGATCGGGTCATTCCTGCCCATCCCCGGAGGTGAGATCATCGGCGCCATCGCCGGGGGCATCATCGGCAACCTCATCGCCGGAATTCCCCGCGGCCGCGCCACCGTGTCCAACGATTCTGTCTCTGCCAGCGGCAACCGCGGCAGCATCATCGAAGGACTCAACGCGCAGGGCTCGAGCATCCAGTCCGGGATTTCCAGCATCGCCCAGCGGCTCGGCGCCACCCTCGGGCAGTATTCCGTGGGCATTGGGGCTTACAAGGGCGGGTACTATCAGGTCTCGTCCAATGTGAACGACCCCTACCTCGGCCGTTCGCAGTATTCCGCCAAGAGCCCCTATGCGGTCTATGACGGCCTCGACGCCACGGCAGCGCTCAAGGCGGCGATCGGGGTGGCGGTGCAACAGGGCGCGCTGGTCGGTCTGCGGGCCAGCACCCAGGCACTTCTGAAGGCGGGGAAGGACATCGAGGTTCAGGTCGACAAGGCCCTTCAGTTCGAAGGCGTGTTCACCAGCCTCAAGGAAGCCACCGACCCGCTTGGCGCCGCGCTCGACACACTGAACAAGAAGTTCAGCGCCCTGAAGGTCATCTTCGCTGAGGCAAGCGCCACGACGGCGGAGTACGCCGATCTCGAGAAGCTGTACGGGATCGAGCGCGCGAAGCTGATCGAGCAGGAGAAGGAGCGCCTTACCAGCACGCTCAAGCGTTTCCTCGACGACCTCAAGGTTGGCAACAACGGCCTGTCCCTGACCGATCGCCGCTCCGCCGCGCTGGCCGCCTATGACCCGCTCAAGCAGCGCGTCTTGGCTGGCGACAGCACGGCCTTCGACCCCTTCGCCAGTGCCGGGCAGACCCTCCTCGAGATCGAGCGGGAACTGTACGGATCGAGCAAGGCGTACTTCGACCGCTTCACCGAACTGACCTCCGTCACCCAAGCGGCGCTGGATCAGAGCTACGCCATGATCGACGCGGCGGCGAGTAGCGACTCCCCGTTCACGGCCAGCACCCAGGCGGCCTCCACGGATTCGACAGCCGTGGTGTCGGCGATCTCCACCCAGACCGATGCGCTGGTGGCGCAACTAGCCGCGGTGAACGCCAATCTCGGGACGCTGATCCAACAGGGTCAGACCCCGGCGAACGACTCCCTCCTCTCCGACTTCGCCCTTGCGGCGAATAACTGGTGATCCCGATGTCTGTCGTCTGCTTGGTCAAGGTCTCTCCGCTCAACATCAACACCGGCCTGCGCGAGGACGTGTATCTGTCGTCGGTCGATGACCGTCGTGTCGTCGGCCTCAACAGCCACATCTGGGAGCCGGCCATCACCACGCAGCCGTCGATCGGCATTGCGCTGTGGAATGGTGACTTCGCCGAGGCGGTGACGCCGGCGGCGGCGGCTGTGCCGGTCAACCTCAAGGTTCTGGAAAACACCTATCCCAACGTCACGACCTTCATCTGGAATGCCGCTCCGATGGAGATCTACTACGGCACGCCGGGCGACAGTTGGCCGTGGACGACGATCTTCTCCGGCCGGGTGAAAAGCTATGGCGGGCGCTACCCGACGATCCTCTTGCAAGCCGAGGTGGATTCCGAGCCGTTCTCGGTCAACGTGCTCAACCTCTCCTATCAGGGGACAGGGGACATCGAAGGCGGGGAGGATATTGAGAACAGGCTGAAGCCGCTCGTCCTCGGCCACGCCAAGAACGTCGAGCCGGTCCTGATCAATGCGACCTATTCGGTCTATCAGTTCACCGCCTATCATGCGCTGAGCGCGATTGCGGGTCTGTACGAGCGCGGGAGTGCCTTCCCTGCGGCCAACGCCGACTATGCCAATTATGCCGCGCTGGTTGCGGCTACGATCCCTCCGGGCGAATGGGCGACCTGCCTCGCCTCTGGCCTCATCCGGCTTGGGGCTCCGGCCTATGGCGTGATCACCGGCGACGTGGAAGTTGAACCACGCTCCACCGCCGACATCATCGCGCAGGTTGCCGACATCGCCGGCATATCCAGTTCACTGCTCGACACCGATACCCTCGACGCGCTCAACACCGCCGTCCCCTGGGCGATCAATGTCGTGGTGACGGACCAGGAAAAGTTCATCGACTTCGCCAAGCGCCTCGCTTTGGCCTGCAACTGGCAGGTAGGCATCTCGCTTACGGGCAAGTTCTTCGTGTCGGCGGTGACGATGTCCGGATCGTCGCAGATCACCCTCCATGCACAGGGGCAGTCCCTCCCGCAGGTGACGCAAGTCGACGAGGTGGATGTCAGCCCTCCCTATGCGAAGACCACCATGGGCGCGGCGCGGTGCTGGCGGGTGCACACCTCCGACGAGATTGCCTTCGGGGCGACGATGGTCGACCGCGGTCTCTTTGACGTCGCCGAGACCTATCGCGAGGGCAACATCGTCGACCGGCCGGATGGCTCGCGCTGGCTATACATCGCGACCGATCCGAGTTCCGGCAACACGCCGCCGGATTGGCCGACTGCCAGCGATGCCTACTGGTCGAACCATACCCCTCCGCTCAGCGCGGCCATCGCCGGCTACCTCACCAACGAGAGCCATACCGTCGTCGCGGATTCGTCCGGCACCGTGTCCAGCTTTACCGGCGCCGGTGGCGAATTCCGTGTCATCCAGGGATCGACCGACATCACCGCGTTCTGCGACTTCGCGGTTGAGTCCGAGACGGGGGTCGACGTTACCATCAACGCGACCACTGGTGTCTATACCGTCAACTCGATGAGTGCCAGCCAGGGTACGGCGGTGTTCCGGGCGACCTATGGCGACGTCACCATCGACAAGGTCTATTCCATATCCAAGGCGATTGGTGGGGCCGGGGCGACGCTGTTCCGGATGTCCGCCACCAGAAGCCAAGTGAAGTACGACCAGTACGGCACATTGATCTCCGGGCAGATTGTTGATTTCTATACCGAAAGGCAGAATACCACTGCAAATCTCATTGTCAGAATATATCGGGTAAATTCAGCAGGAACACTCTCTGCGATAGACGCCGGAGTTTATCTATCAGGCAGCGGGACCGTTACCCAGAACGTGCCGGATTCTAACGCATTCACGCAGACTGGTTCTACGATCAGCCTCTCCGGATCGAGCTTTAATTCAGCCATCTCTGGCGGGTATGTTGCTGTAGTCCTTCAGGTCACATGCGGATCCGTCACCGAGAGCGCGACGGTTTTCAAGGTCTCGGACGGAACTCCGTCGTTCAACGTGTTTATGACCCCGCAGAATGCCACTGTTCCGTCGGACTCCGCCGGCACGGTATCAGACTGGGGGAACGCTGAGGGGCAGTTGTCAGCCTATGATGGCACCGGGAACGAAATACTCACCGAGGCGACAATCTCGGCGGCGACCGGCCTGAACGCCACGGGCACCGTCAACACCGCCACGAATACCCCCATCGCAGGCAAGCCGAAGGGCTTCTACCGGATCACCGCGCTTGCTGCCGAATATGGCCGCATCGGCATTCCGATCACCTATCGCGGTACGACGGTGACGGTCTATTTCTCGGTCACGAAGGCCCGCTCCGGCACGCCCGCGAAGTTGCTGCAGGTCTCGCCCAGCCAACAGACGATCTCCTACGACAAGGATGGGGTCATCATCGCCGGGCAGAGCGTCACCTTCACGGCGACCAAGACCAACACGACGTCCGACCTGATCGTCAAGATGTACCGGCTCCCAGGCACCCAGATCGACGCCGGCGTCTATCTCACGGGAAGCGGCACCGTTACCCAGAACGTGCCCGACGCGAACAGCTTCACCCAGACCGGCGACACCGTGACCATGACGGGGGCGAACTTCGACGCGGCGATCGGCTCGGCGAAGGGGGTGGTGGTCGCGATCTACTGCGACGATCTGCGCGAACTCATCACCATCACCAAGATCCAGGACGGCTCGGATGCCTACACCGGGTTCCTGACCAATGAGAGCCATCAGGTCGTCGCAGGACCGACTGGTGTCGTCAGCAGCTATTCTGGGGCCACGGGCGACTTCAAGATTTTCAAGGGTGCGACCGATGTCTCGTCGAGCTTCACCCTGTCGACGCTGCAGAACGCGGCCGGCCTGACAGTCTCGTACTCGGGCCGAACCTATACGGTCTCTGGCGGGCTCGCGAGCGGAACCGATGTGGCGAACCTCGCCATCAGGGCTACCGGAAGCGGCGCGCATTCGGGGGTGACGGTCGACAAGACGTTCTCGCTGTCGAAGTCGAAGCAGGGGGCAACCGGGGATCCAGGCGATGACGGACTGGACGCGCTCGATGTCGCGCTCACGAAGTCGATGATTACCCTGCCGGTCGATGGCTCCAATGCGGTCACGAGCTATGCCCTGGCGACGGGTTCCTTCACCGCACGCCTGCCTGATGGAACCGATGTCTCCTCGAACTTCTCGCTCGCCACGGCATCGGGCGGCAATCCTCAGACGCTCACGGTGGCCTATTCCGGGCAGACCTTCACCATCAGCGGAGGCTTCGACACCGGCGAGGACTCAGCGACGCTGACCATCGTGGCAACCGGGAGTGGGGCCTACACCGGGTTCTCCTATCGCCGCACTGTCACGCTGTCGAAGTCGGTCGCCAATACCAATGTCTCGAACGACCGGATCTCGACGGCGCTGGTGACACCGACCGTGGCGAGCGACGGTTCTGCATTCACGGCAGTCAGCAATGCGGACTCGTCGGTCAACATCACCTTCAAGTGGGGTTGGTCTGGCACCGAAGCGGACATCGATGGGTTCGAAATCATTATCCGATCCTCTCGCGATTCTAATGCGACGTATGTTCTGAACTCAGCACCCGCCGAGGAGCAGATATTTACCGCGCCCGCAGTGAAGCGCGCCTTTACGATAAATGGCCTTCCGTCGAACCTCTGGTATTCGTTCTTTGTCCGGGCCTTCCGGATCGTCGATACCGACATCAACGTGGCTGGGATTATGCGGTCCAGCGCTGTGTTTTCATCGGGAGCGAGCCAGCATCCGTACCGTCCTGCATCGACGCCAAACTATACCGGGCAAATCGCCGGAACGACTGCCGCAGTGGTGGCCCAGTCATCGGCGGACTTCAATGCGTCGAACAATCAGAATGGGGATGCCATTCTGGCGCCAACAGTTCCGACCAATGGGACGGGCATCGATCACAGCCCGAATACCGATGGTTCGGTTGATATTGTGTTTCGATGGGCATGGGCCGGGACCGAGGCGGACATCGACGGATTCCACGTCTTTATCTATTCGTCGACGTCGAACGGGGCATACAGCATCGGCGGGAACCCGACGCTGGAAACCGTTTATGTCACCTCCGCCAACAAGCGCGCCATCGTTTTCTCCGGGATGTCCGCGGACCTCTACTATACGTTCGGGGTTCGGGCCTATCGCCGGGTCGACACGAACGTCAACGCGGCCGGGATCATGGTTTCGTCCATCGTCTCTCCGACCAATACCGGGGAGTTGCGCTACCAGCCTGCATCGACGCCAAACTATACCGGGCAAATCGCCGGAACGACTGCCGCAGTGGTGGCCCAGTCATCGGCGGACTTCAATGCGTCGAACAATCAGAATGGGGATGCCATTCTGGCGCCAACAGTTCCGACCAATGGGACGGGCATCGATCACAGCCCGAATACCGATGGTTCGGTTGATATTGTGTTTCGATGGGCATGGGCCGGGACCGAGGCGGACATCGACGGATTCCACGTCTTTATCTATTCGTCGACGTCGAACGGGGCATACAGCATCGGCGGGAACCCGACGCTGGAAACCGTTTATGTCACCTCCGCCAACAAGCGCGCCATCGTTTTCTCCGGGATGTCCGCGGACCTCTACTATACGTTCGGGGTTCGGGCCTATCGCCGGGTCGACACGAACGTCAACGCGGCCGGGATCATGGTTTCGTCCATCGTCTCTCCGACCAATACCGGGGAGTTGCGCTACCAGCCTTCGTCGACGGTCGCCTTCGCCGGCAACATCACTGGCACGATCAACGGCACCTCTGCCGCCACGGTCGCCACTGGCGCCAACTCCGCTAACAGTGGCCTCAATAGCGATGGAACGGTGAAGACCGACAAGGTGGCTACAGCAGCCATACAGGCGAGCGCTGTACACGACGTCTATACCTCGCAGTTCTCGTCGCCGATCTCTGTGTCGGACGGGCTGGACGAAGATTTGCTGTCGATTACGCGGACCCTGTCCGTTGGCGATGTCCTGATCATTCAGGCTGCGGTGGAAGTCGAACTCCCCTTGAGCATGTCCTATAAGCGGACGGGTGCGGAACTCCGCCTATCATCTGCTCCTGCTGGCGTCGGGACAGGATTCCTGACTGCATCTACGTCCAGCGTTCAACTGCCCTCGGCGACCATCGGCTACAGCGCGAACCTCAACCCGGTGTACGTTCTGCCGATTGTGGTCGCCGGCTCGTACACCATCCTGCTTCGGGGCAGCGTCTATTCGACGGACACCCACTCTTTCATGTCAGGCCGGCTGATCATCAACCGGATCAAGAGGTGATCGGATGTTCAATTTCATAGTGATCTACGACAAGGAGAGCGGCGTGATTGCCGAGCAGCAATTTCAGACGGGGGCCGACGTCCAGTTCAACCTCAAGCCGGGGCAGGACTTCGCCTTCGTGAGCCGCACCTTGAACGCCGATGAAACCAACATTGACCAGATCGGCGAGATCATCGTCGAAGGCCCGACTGGGGCTCCAGAGTGATGAACCCCGGGGTCACGCACGAGGACATCGACGCCCGCCTCAAGGCCGGCAGCGAGCGGTTCATATCGATCGAGGAAACGCTGCACGCCATACTGGCGAAGATTGAATGTCTGCCGGCGCTGCAAGCCGACGTCGCCGCAATGAAGCCGCAGGTCGAGAAGTCGACCGAGATCCTCGAGGTCATGGCCGCGGTCAAGACGGCGGGGAAGTTCATCAGGTGGCTGGCCGGGGTTATCGCGGCAATCGGGGTGATAGTCGCCTCATGGAAATTCGGCGTCGAGCACGTCGCAAAGTAGCCCCGCTTCGGCGGGGTTTTTCATTGGAGAAAACCTATGATCGTGAACTGGATCAAAGCCCGCTGGGCCGAGGTGTCGACGAAGGTTGGCCTTGTGCTTACCGCCGTGTCCGCCATCGCCCCGCAGTACGCGGCATTCGATGTGCGCTTCGCCTACGCGGGTGCCGCGGCTGGCCTCCTCCTCGCTGTCTGGCGCGAGAAGCGCGGTGCCTGATCCCGCGCAACCGAAGGGCCGGACGCGGTTGGCGAAAGTCGCCGGTGGCGCCGCGGCGGCAACGCTCATGGTCGCGCTGATCGGGGGGTTCGAAGGCAAGCGGAACGACCCCTACCTCGACATCGTGAAGGTGCCGACGGTATGCTACGGGGAAACCCGGGTGGCGATGCGGCGCTACTCGGATGCCGAGTGCGACGATATGCTCGCCAACGGCATCGCTGACTTCGCCGGACCCGTCCTCCAGCGCAATCCAGAGCTCGCCGGGCATACCCCGCAACTCGCTGCGGCTACCTCGCTCGCCTACAACATCGGCGTCGGGAACTACCGCAAGAGCCGGGTAGCGCGCGAGTTCAGCGCCGGTCGCTGGCGCCGCGCCTGCGATGCCTTCCTCTCATGGCGATTTGCTGGTGGCCGCGAGGTCGCTGGCCTTGTCCGCCGGCGCCAATCCGAGCGGGCCCTGTGCCTGAGAGGGGTAGCCTGATGGACTGGATCCGCTCTCCGGGCTTCATGCTCGCCGGTGGCGTGGTCTCTGCCATCGCCCTGCTCGCCTTCGCTACGCACCTTGGTGGTGCATGGTGATCCCTCCGCAACTCCTCGCCGGCGCCGCTGCCCTATGCCTCATCGCCGGGTTCGGCGCGGGATGGTCGGTGCGCGATGCCTTCGCCGACAGCGCGGCGCTCAAGGCGGTCGAGAAGGCCGAGAAGCTGCGCGAGGCCATGCAGGGCAAGGTCGACGGCAAGGGTGCTGAACTGGAAGCCCTGCTCGCCGAGCACCGCCCCGCTGCCATCCAGACCCAGACCCAGATCAGGGAGATCTACCGTGACGTCAAAGTTCCTGCCGAGTGTGCTGTGCCTGACGCTGCTCTCGGCGTGCTCGACGGCGCGCTCGATCGCGCCAGTGCCGAAGCTACAGGCGAACCTCGCCGCACCATGCCCGCCGCTGGATCCGCGCCCGCTGGTGATGATCGACCCTGACCGCCTCGCCTGGGAGGCATCCCTGATTGCCGCGTGGGGCGAATGCGCCGCCCGGCACCGCCTGACTGTCGAGGCTTGGCCATCGGGCGAGAAGAAGTGACCAACCAGCCAGAGGTGCCCCGATGACTGCAACCGCATCCCGGATCGGCTTCATCACGAACGAATACCGCAAGGTGGTGGCGCAGAGTTCCGCGCCTGTTACCCATCACGGCGGTCTTGCCCGTGAAAGCGAAGATCCCGTCCCGACCTACTTCGACACCGTCACCAGTGCACAGCAGATCGCCAACGGCAGGCAGGCCCTCTTGTCCGAGGAGCGCCGCCGGTTCCGCGTGACCGTGACCGGCCTCAATGAGGTTCTGGCGCTCACCTATCTCGGCGCCGTCCCGCTGGGCGTGTTCACCGATACCGAGCGCGGCGTTTCGCGTGACGTGATCGTGAGCGACATCACCATCGACTTTGACAAGCAGAGCGCCACGCTCACCGTTTGGGGCTGATCCATGACCACCATCCGCAAGCCGATCTTCGTCGTCCCGCTGAGCCTTGGCACCATCGCCACCGGCAATGCGACGGCCTCGCATCCCGCAACCCATCTCGGGCGGCCGGAATCGATCGGCCTGACATGGCGCACGAGCGGGTCCGGCAACGCATGGGTCCGCGGGGACTTCGGATCAGCCAAGGAGGTGGACTTCTGCGCGTTGGTCTCAGCCAATGCGACGTCGTCGACCACGATCCGGTTGCGCCTGGGGGACAGCCAGGCAGAGGTCGACGGATCCGCCGATTACGACAGCAGCCCGATGACCTTCATCAACCCGTCGATCACCCGCACGGATGGCCTCTACCATTCGCACCATGAGTTGCCGTCGACGTACACGAAGCGCTGGTGGCGCGTGGACATCGGAAGCCATAGCGGTGACTTCGAAGGGGCGACGCTGGTGCTGGGCAAGCGGATCGAACCGGCCCGCTTCTACAACCGTGATTTCGAGTACGGGACCAAGGATCTCGGCGCTCTCGAATTCACCCGCTGGGGCGTTCCCGACATGCAGCCCGGCGCGAAACTGCGCACGCTGGAATTCATGCTCGAGTGGCTGACGGAAGCGGAGTTGGAGGCATCGTTCCGTCCGATGGCCGAGGCCCTTGGCGAGACCGGCATCGTCTATTGCTGCTTCGATCCAGAGGCGACCGCGTACCGGCAGGCCCGGACCTACATGGGCAAGTTCGGCAAGCCGCTGGTCGCCAAGGGCAGGCCCAAGCCCCGCACCTTCGGGCAGGACTTCGTCATCCACTCGATCATCTGACCTTGGTCGGCGCGTTCGGCCTTGGGCGGGGCGGCGTTGGGCACGGCGCCGCCCCGTTTCCGGCAGAGTTCTGCGGTTTTCGAACACATCAAACTGGTAGCCACCGAGCGGTACTGACTACCAGTTCCAGCTACCAGTTCGCCGGTAGGGATTCCCCTCGCGCGGCTCCGCTGATAGGGGTGCGTTGCTGCGGCGCTGGTGTCGGGGCGGTTTGTCATCGCAGGTGCCATTGCATCGCAAGCCGACTGAATATCGGCAGGCACTGAAACCGTCGCAGCCTCGAAACCCGCAAGGGCATCCGGGTTGATCGCCGGATGATGGGGCGGCGGATGGATTGGGGGTTCCCGGTCGCCGCCGCCCTCATTCTACCTCGACGCGAAGGCTCCAGCCCAACTTGCGCGCCATAGACCGCGCCCGGCTGCTCCACCCGAAATGCTCCATCACGGCGAACCGCTGCTCCTGCACGTCCGCGATAGGGGGTGCCATCAGCACCGCAAGCCGGGGCGTGCTGTCGGTCCCGATCCGCTGGGTCTCGTCGACCGCTACCAGCGCGCCGCCCTTGGTCTCCCAGATCTGCATGTGTGCGGCGATAGGGGTAGGGCCCCGGCTCTCGAATTCGTCCTCGACCAGCAGCCGGCCGGTGAACTCGACCGTGGCGCCACGGGTAGGCAGGAACTCCACCCGCTCCCATTCCCCCGATAGGCTCTCCGCCCGCTTCGCTGCGCGTTTCAGCGCCCGTTCCGTGTCGGCGAGGATGGAATACGCTTCCTGATTACCGCCCAACTTTCGCAGCGCGTCGAACACGCGAGCGAATGGAGCCGCCATCCTCCCTTCCATAAATTCGGCAGTAACAGTCACCGTTCCATCGCTTCGCAGTTCGTTGATTGCTATGCCGACGGGCATATCCATCTTGCTCATCACGTTCTCCTGTTATCTGGTAGCCTTCACGCGGCGCGCAGCCATCGGTGGCAGTTTTCACGTTTTACCTTTGCCCATGCGGGCGATCTTGTGCGGCGGTAGGGACTCGACCAGTCCTTCAGGACTAAGCCCTCACCCCCGGTAGCCCACACACGCCGGGCCCCAGCGATCACCTCGCCCGCGTCGGCCGCCCAGCCATCCTCGACAAGCTGCACCGCCGGCGGGCCGTTCTCGTCCCGGCCGCGCGAACCCGGGCGCCACTCCCATCCGTCGCCGGCCGATGCGTCGAACAGGGCCTTGAGCCGCTTCTTGCGCTCGTAGAGCGGGGTAGGATCGCCGCCCGCCTGCCAGGCGCTGAGCGGCATCCCGTCGAACAGGTGAAAGACGCCGGCCTCACCGCCTGCGCGCCAGCCCTTCTCCGCCCAGCGCTTCGTGGCGTCGAGCGTGCCGTCGACCACGAACTCGCCATCGAACATCATGGGTTCGCCGGCGGCCTGCTCCATCTGCTCCAAGCGCCAGAGGATGTGTCCGGTGCCCTCGATCGGCAGGCCGTTGCGGGTCCAGAGGCGCACCTGGCCGTCGATCCCGGCGAACCGGAGTGCGCGCCAGCCATCATGCTTTTGCTCGAACCAGACGCCGCCGGTAGGGGTGGTGCCGTCCCAGTCGCCGAGGAGTTGGCAGAGTTCGGTGTGGATCATTGAACTGACCCCCGCGCCGCCCACCACTCATCATCAAGCGGGTTGATCGTCTTCCAGTGTCCGCCGAATTCCATTCGGATACGCTTGCGCGTTGCGGTGCGCGTCTCATGGTCGAGCATCTTCCACACGTTCTGCGCGGGGAGCGCCGAGTTCACCAGCATCGTCGCGGTGATGGCGGGATTGCCAGCGCGGAAGGCGGTGAACAGTTCGCGGTTCACTAGCCAGATGCCAAGATAAACCTTGGCCAGTTCCTCTTGGGATGCGTCTTTCATCGTCTCGTTCTCCTGCCCTCTCTCGCGGCCGGTCGGGCAATCCGGCTATGTGATGCGGCCTCCGGGACTCAAACCACGGATTACGCTGGTCCTCCGGCCATCAGACCGTCCAGCTTTGCCTTGCGACTTTCAGCGTCTATCAATTCCGCCAAGGCCACATCACGCTGCATTCGATACGCCTCCCCCGTCCGGCGCGCAAGGTAGGGCCGTGCGCGCCGGCGGTAGGGCTAGTTCTTCGCAAACGGCGGCGGGGCCCACCGGGTGTTTCCGATCTCTGAAGCTGCCTGCTCGATTAGGGCACGCACATCCCGCGCGATTTCCTCGCATTGAGACAACTTCCATTCGCAATCCGCCCGATCCATCTGATCTGGGCGCCGTCGATATGTCCCGCCAATGATTTCAGTGCAGTCGCGTCGCGCCCTCGAAAGAGCTTCCATCGCTCTATTCTGGGCGGCCTCCATTTCTTTGGGGTCCGGGTAAGCCATGATGGGTTTTCCTTTGTCCTACTAATCCGCGATAGGGGTGGGCGAGTGCGGTAGGGGATGGGGCGCATTACCATTATGCTACCGGCTCAACCTCTGCTTAGGCTTCACTGCCGGCCGGGATTCGAACCCGGTTCTCCCCCGAGGACCGTTCTACCGTTGAACTACAGGCGACCGCCAAGCAGTGCGGCTAAGCCTGACGGGATTCGAACCCGCATCTGCCAATGACCTTGCTTACCATGCCTCGCCCTACGCCGCCAACGTCAGCCCGGCCGCACGCATCGCCGCCTCGGCACGGCTCACGCGGGATACCATGCCCTCGAACTTGTCGGCCAGCCCATCCACCGCGCTCTGCAGCGCCCGGTTGCGGGCATCGGTTGCAGCGGCCGCCGTTCGCGCCGCGTCCCGCTCCTGGATCAAGCGGGCGATGTCGTTGGCCCGTTCCGGCTGCGATGGGTCCGCCATGTCGCGCTTGATCCTGGCGAGCTCGGCCTGGGCCATGTCCGCCCGTCCCTGCGCGCCTTCCGCCTCCACCTTGGCGGCCTTCACCTCTCCCCGGTATCGGTCGACCAGCGCGCATTCGCTCCAAAGCCGCGTTTGCAGGATGCGGGCATTCAGCACGGCGCGGCGGCGCTTGGCGGCGATCCGGTCCAGCAGCCTAGCAAGAGCCCGGTAGTTCTCGTTTTCGGCGTCGAGCAATTCCTGCTTGGCCTGCAGCCGGGTTCGCGCTTCGGCAAGATCCGCCTTGAGCCCGTCATACTGGGCCTGGCCCATGCGGAGATTGCTTTCCGCCGTGCTCAGCTTCCCGCTCGTCTCGACAAGCTGGCTGAAGCGATCCGCCGAAATGGCATCGGAGCGCCGCCGCGCCTTCCGCTCTGCCCATGCCCGGCGAATTGCCCGCTCGTGCGCCACCGTGCGCGCCGGCCGTCCTGCAGCCGCGATAGGGGGCGCCACCATATCCGCCGGTAGGGCCTCCACCCGCGCCTCGAGCGCTTCCACCCGGGCGAGAAGTTCGGCGATGGGGTCCACCTCCGGCAACTTTACGATAGCATCGTAAGGTTCGATTGCCTCGCTCTCGCCCGCCTCGGCCTCGCTCAGCGCCTTCACAGGCTCCGGATAGGCATGGGGTGCGGGAGGCTCCTCGGCGCGCTCCTGCGGCTCCTGGGTGGCCATTTCCACGGTAGGGGCCGGGTCGCACGCGACCGGGATAGGGTCCGCCGCCGGCGCGGCCTTCACCTTGCCCGGCTTCTCCACCTTGCCGGCGGCCTTGCGCACGTCCTCGCGCGACCAGATCACGCCGCCCTTTTTCGGCTCCACTGGTAGGGTGCTGGCCTTCACCGTCTCGCCGGCTTCGTCCAGTTCCTCGAACTTGACGCGGGCCCGGTGCATATCGTGGCCGGGGAAGATGACGGAAAACGCGCCGTTCTCGTATTCCGCCGGAACATGCCGGAATTCCCCGCCCGGCTGCTTGATGTTGTGCGGGGCCGCAATCCGGCGCCCGAACGTCGCGCCCTGATAGATGAACCCGCCGCGTCGGCCAGCGCCGATTGACAGGATGTGCAGGTCGCAATGGCCCAGGTCGGGCAGATCGCGCCGCCGCCGCAGAAAGTCGGCATAGGCTTTCGCCTCGGCTTCGTTCGCCTGCCGGGTTCCGTTCCCCAGCTTGTCCTTGATGTCGGTTGTCACGCTGAAAAGATCGCAAAGCATGGTCATTCCCTTCATTCGCCCAGGTTGACGCGCTCCGGACGGGCAAGCCGGAACGGTAGGCGGTGCGCCTCCCATGAACCGGGATAGGGCCGGTGCAGGGAAGGCGGGCGGACTAGGCCGCCGCGCCGGTTAGAGGTAGATCGAGACGTGCGCCCCGTCCGGGTTATGCCATCCCTCGGTCGCGGCCAGATTCGCTGCATCGCGGGCGGCAATCCATGCCAGCGCGTCCCCGTGCATCGCCCCCTCGTCGTCATATTCAAGCCATTGTGCCATATATGCCGCGTGCGCCGCTTCAGGAGTCACCCCGGCGCGCTGCAGGCTGGCGAGGGCTGCAGCTTCCGCGCGTTCCTCATCGGCTTCAGCGCCATTGTGCGGGCGGCCGTTCGTCCATTCGATTCCGATTGTTCCGGTCATGTTGTTTCACTCCGATTCGGTGCGGCGATGATAGCCGCGCCGGTGAATGCGGGTAGGGTTCAGCGAACCCCGGACGGCTTAGCCAGGCTACAGCGCAGCTTGTGTTGCGCCTCGCTCTCGCCCTCTTGCCGCTCCGGTTCGATCCAGACAAAGGCCCGGCCCTTCGTCGGCTGGCGCGAAACCTTAACGCGCTTGCCCACGGTAGCCCGGCGCCATTCGTCCGCCGTGTCGCGCTCGGCGGCGCGCTTGGTATCATCGAGCGCCGCCACGATCCCATGCAGCAGCGAATAAAGCGCCCGCTCCGGCATGGCGAGGAGCGCCGCAATCGTCTCCTCGGAATAGTGATAGCAGGACGAAAGCGCCCAGACTTGCCGGCCGCCGCCGTGATGCACCGCCACATAGAACGCGACATCGCCCGGCCGCGCATCCTTGCGCCGCATCAGGTAGAATTCATGGCTTACGTATGTCGTGCCAGCCCCTCCGGACTTGGACGCGAAAACCCGGCTTTCCCTCGCCGCGGCCGTGTCACCGCCCAGCGGGTTCGCCAGAATGTCGAACGGGTCGAACGCAGTGCAACGCTCGGTCCCCGGCCAGGATGCGGTTGCGGGGCTCCCGTGGTAGCCGGTGCCCTTGGCGGTCAATGCAGATTGCAGCATGTCGATTCCTTCATTTGCTCGGCTCATCAGCGGCGGGATGAGCAAGCCCGCCGGACGCGCCCCCAAGCGGGGCTAGGGGCGCGTTTCGCCTGTCTCACGCGGTAGGGGGGCCCTCCTCTGCCTGATAGTGGACGTTCGGAGTTGCGCGGGCATTGAGCCGCGCCGCTTCGGCCTGCGCTTCGGCTAGGGTGGGGAATTCCAGCGGTCCGCCGTCCGGCCCCTTCAACGGGGCGGAAGCGCGGCCAAAGATGGAACCGGGGCCACGGTGCGCCATGACGTGCGCGGCCATTGCTCAGCCCTCCCCCCCGCTTTCGATCCTATCGGCTTCCGCGTGCAATTCGCGCACTAGGGCGGGGTCCATTCCGGTATCCAGCGCCAGCGCATCGGCGCGCAACCGGGCGGCCTTCGCTTGCGCATCCCCGATAGCCCCCACGGCTTCACCGCTAGGGGTGCCGTCGATCCGGGCGAGGATGGCGCGGGCAGGATCAAGCGCGGGGACCGTCACGCCGGACGGCTGGCCATAGTTGCCGGCGACCAGATCGCGCAGCGCCGCCAGCATGGCGGGGGCTTCGCTCTCGATCATGGCAATCGCCGCTTCCTGCTCCTCTTGTTCCTCGATCATGTCGGGGTCATCGATCACGTTATCGCTGGCGAGCTCGCACGTAATTTCCAGCGCGCGGGCAAAGGTAAGTCCTGCCATTGTCTCAATTCCTTTCTTCCGCCCTTTCATCATCCCCGACGCGCCCGGGCAATGCCGCGCCGGTCATAGGCTCTTGCCTATCATGGAAGCCCCGCCCGTTTCCCACGGTAGGGGGCCAGGCTCCCACGGTAGGAGGCGGGACCGGAGCCCCGCCCGCCCGTCAATCCCCGTAAATCCGAATTATTTTCGTGTTCACCCGGGCATGCGCGAACGTATCCGCCGGCAAATGCTCTAGCGTTTCCATTCCGTCCGCCTGGAATGTCACCGGCACAAGCGCGACAAGAACCGGCGGCACCGGGTGCCCGTGCCTGCCCATAAGCGAGCGGGCCGCCGCAATATGTTTCCGCACCTCTGAAAACGGCGGATTCATGATCGCGCGGGGAAATTCGACCTTGCCCCGGGCCCGCTCCGCATACTCTAGAAAGCACTCGTTTATCAGCGATCCGAATTGGCGGAGACCGTGGCTTAGGCGAATGTGCCGCTCTACCTGGACAAGCTCGCAAGGCGAGTGCCCGGACTCGATCAAGGCCCGGCTTAGGTTCCCTGTCCCCGCGCTTGGCTCGAGGGTCAGGCGGTCGCAGGTCTCCCCCAGGTAACGCACCATCCGCGCCGCAACTTCCGGCGGGGTAACGTGGCATTCCGTTGCGCGATCGACTGCCACAATCTCCGGCGGAGCCTTTGCCTCCACCGGGGCGAAGTCCTCCCGGCGCTTGACCGGGAGGAACGCGGGCCGCTTGGCCATCCGATAGCAATCTGGCCTCATGCCGCCATGCTTTCCGGCATGGGGTGCACCTTGGAATCAGTGACGAAAACCGCCACATATTCCCAGGGATTCGCGCCCTCAATTTTCAGGTGCCGGGCGCTGGCAACGCGAAAGCGGAATTGACCGCAAGCGCTAGGCCGGACCCCGCGGGCGTCGTTGTGCACCGCGTCAAGCTGCGCCTTGGTAACCTTCACCACGCGCCAGGCTTCCGCCTCTCCGCGCTGCCCGAATGCCCGGGAAGGGGAATAAAGCGTTTCCGCTTCCACGTTCAAAATCGGCGGTAGGGCGGCCTTTTTCTCGGGCACCTCGTACCCCACGCCCTGCATAAGATCGCGCCAGCCTTCCGCGTCCAATTCAAGCCAGCGCCCGCTTGCCAGGTGAAGGGGAAGCGGCACGGCGCTTTCAAGCTCAAAGCTCCCGGGCTCAATCTCGGTTGCCTTCGGCTTGTCGGCGCCATGCTCCCGGGCGAAGGCCTGCAGGATGACAGGGGTTAGCTCCCCCTCGTAACGCTCCACCGGACCCAGCAAAGACCGCTCGAACGCAAGGCGGTTTAGAATGTGCTCGATCCAGCGGCGGCGCTTTGGGCTATCGATCCGCGCCCGCAAACGCGCGATGCATTCCGCCTTGAGCTCGGCCGTGTTGACTTCTTCGCGCTTGCTATAGGTCCCCCAGGGAATGGCCAGCGCGTCCCCGTTCAGGTTGCAGATAGCCCACATGATTTTTTCCGGCGTGTCGAACCGTTCCCAAAGCTCAAGCCCCTTGTGCGCCTCGTTAATTGTGCGCTGCAGGTCCCGCAATTCCGCTAATAGGGTCTTGATCCGGTTTGCCCGCACGCGGGGGTTGTTTTTCATGTTGGCGAAGTGCTCAACCCCGGTTGCGCGATAGAGCCAATAATTGGCCGCGCTGGCCAGCTTCGCGGATTTGTCGCTTGCCGCCTGCATGCGCTCTTGCGTCTTCCGGGCCTTCCGCTCGGAATGGTGCCCGATAAGGATCGGCTGGCCCATATAGAACGCCTGCGACAATTCATCCGCGCGCCGGGCAAAGGCGTTTGCCTCACCGTGCCGCTTGTGCGCCAGGCCCTCGAGCCGCTCCGCCTTCAGGGCGGCGCGCTCCGCAAGCGTCATTTCCTCCGGCTCGATATCGCCGGCAAGCTCCGTTGCCAGGTCTTCCCGCTCCGGCGTCCACTTGGGGGAAACGAAAAGCTCTTGCCGGGGCGCCCATGCAAAGCCGGCGGCCTTCACCCGCGCGAATGTCTCCGCGTCAAGGCGGGAGCTCGCATAAAGGCGAAGTTTGTTGTCTTCCGGGCTATAAGTCGCGGTAATCGTAACCATTGGTTTACCTTTCGTGTGCCCTGGTAGGTTCCCCGGCCGCGACGGGCGCGCGCGGTAGGGTTTAGGCTTAGCGCCTATCGCGCCCCCCGTGAATCCGGGAAGGGGGCAGGATAGGCGGCGCGCCGATCTGCAGCGCGCCGCGGGTAGGGGCTAGGGATTGTGCGGGACAATCCGCCAATCGTGCCAGCCCTCTTGTGCTTTCAGCCGTTCGGCCGTGGCCGCCATATTGTCCCGGCCGGCCGCCCACATTGTCAGGGACGAATTGCGCCACACGCGCGCGGTAGGGCTTGGCAGGTACTGCAAGCGAATATGCGTTGCCTCTCCCATTAGCCGCGCTCCCGCCGCAATTTGGCAATGATTGCAGATGCAGCGCTAGGGACAGGCGCGGAAGGGCGGCCGATGGCTTTCCAATCGGCTAGATCCATGGCGCGGATTCGTGCTGGCGACATAGTGGCGCGCTCGACAATCCGGAATTGTGCGGCGCGCTTGCCATAGGTAGCGGAAAGATAGGCGGCCCGATCTGCAATAGGGATAGGGCTAAGCGGCTGGATAAATATCCAACCGACGCCGGGCACGTTCTTTTCTAGATCGATCATGGCTCAACGCTCCCCAAATTCGGCCGGGAAAGCCAGCGCAAGAAACAAGCGGGCGGACTTTTCCCGGCGCGCGGCGCGGCGCGTCATGGCGCGGCCCTTGGCGGCCGGGAATCGGGAGCGATCGCGCATCATGGGCGCGGCATAGTCAATCGGCATTGGTCTATCCTTTCGCTTGCCCTGATAGGGTCCGATCGGCGCGGGCAATGCCGATCGGCTAAGGCTTGCGCCTTCCGCTTCCCCGGACGGAAAACCGGGATAGGGGAAGGCGGCGCCGGGCAAGAGCCAGGCGCACGCCACGGTAAACCGGGATAGGGCCCTAGGCGGGTGCAATGCACCGTTCGGGCATGGTCTCCCGGCAACGTATCCCCCAAGCATCGAATTCGACGCGCCATCCGTGGCCATTGCGGGCGCGGGCGATGATCCGGCCGCTATGCCGGCAATGTGGCGTCATGGGCGGCGCCACGGTGACAAGCTGGCCAGCGATGAAAGCGGGCGCGATCATGCTGCAGCGCTCCAGTCGCGCGGCGATGGATTGCGCCGCCACGATTCGTGCTCAATTTCGCCCAGCGCTTCCCAAGCGCGGCGCGGCCGGCCGTCATTATAAAGCGGATGGCGCCGGCAATCTTCTACATAGGCGGCGCGCGCGGCGCGATCGATCGGCGCCATAGCGGCGAATTCGCGCATTGCAGCAACGGCGGCCGCGCGCCCTAGGCGCTGCCCCTTTTCATCGGCTGATTCCGATACGCGCGCGCCATCATTGCGATATTCCGCGGGCGCCCAGAATTCGCCAAAAGCAGCGCGCGCCGTATATCCGCCATCGGGCCCCGGCGAAAAACAGGCGCCCACAAGCCAGCCGCAAGCCAGCTTATCGCCGCGCGTATCTTCCCACCAAAAGCCGCGCTCGAGTCCATCTGCCGCGCGGGCGATTGCCTGCCCTATCTTATCCATGGCTCTTTCCTTCGCTTGTGCTGCCATCGTCAGGCAAGGGGCGCACAATCCCTTGCGACGCGCGACACATCGGCCGCGCGTTTCGGCCTATGCTGCAATGGGAGATTCGGCCTTTTCCTTTTCCAGGCAATCGGCCGCCCTATCAGCAAGAGCCGCCATTTCCAGAATCCGAAGCGCTCGAGCCCTTTCGCTTTCCGCATATTCCCGAAGCGAGGCAATCGGGCCCTTTCCAGGGGAAAGCAGAATATCAGTTTTCCGGCCGCTTTCCTCAATACAGGCATAAGCGGCGGCGCCGATGAAAATCCGGACGTTCATGGATTCAACCTTTCAAGCTGCGCGCGGATTGCGCGAATTGTCGGGATAGCCCGGCGCCAGTCCCTGCAGATGCCTGCTAGGGCATAGGCACCCAGCACAATGGCAAAGGGCTGGACGCAAGCGCCGAGAAGGTGAAGCGCGGCGGACATTAGGCGGCCGCCCGAATGCTAGGGATGGAACGGCGCCGCGCGCCATCGCGCAAGCTATCCCATAGCGCTGGCTTGTTCATACAAGAGCGCAAACCGGCAAACTTCCCGTTCCGGTAATAGCGCACCTCAACCGATTGACCGATCGGCAGGCGCTCTAGATAGGCGGCCGCTTTGCCTAGCGTGCCAGTAAAGCAAGGCGCGGGCGCCGCTTCAATCGTGACGGCGCGCGCGCCCATTGCATCGGGCGCCGTGGCGCTAATGCCGTTGCGATATACCTTTGCGAGAATAGCCATGATCCGGCCCTTTCGATTGCCAAGGGGAGAGATGCGCGCCGATTGGCAGGCGGCGCGCCGTAGGGGATTAAAGCAGGCCTTCAAGCGCGGCGGGCGCCTTCACAAAACCCCAAACAGCCACGGCAGCAAAGCCAATAGCCATTGCTGGCCCTTCGGGCGTTCCCGCGAATTCCAGGGCGGCGCCAATCATGCCGGCCGGGAGCCAGCCGATAACCGCCACAAACAGGATCGCCGCGCAGGCATAGCCGATAGAGTCGACTGCGCGATTTGCGAGGGTGGAGAGATTAAGGGCCATTGCCTTGCCTTTCGTTCGGTTGGCCTATGCTAGAGAGGGGCGGCCGTTCCCTCTGCCCCTCGCCTTATATACGGCGCGCGTTGACGTAAAGTAAAAAATTCAGCGCCTCGAGATGCGGGCGCTAAAATCGTGGGTCCTACCTGCCAGGTGCGCAGGGATTAAGCGCTTAAGGAC